TAAACATATAACTTATATATATTATAATATATGTCAAAAGTTATAACACAATATGAATGTAAAATTTGTAATAAATCATATGCTAGTTACCAAAGTCTATGGATTCACAACAAAAAATTTCATACAACAGTTATTTTAAAAACTTCAAGAACTTCTGAAAAAACTTCCGAAACTTCTGAAAATATTCTGAAAAAAAATTATAATTGTAGAAAATGTAATAAAGTTTTTCATAATATAAAAACTCGTTGGTCGCATGAAAAAATATGTAAACAATTAGTATCTAATATTTCAAATATAGGTAATATTAATAATACAACTACAAATAATAATACAATTAATAATAATACTAATAGTAATAATAATATAAATAATATTACTAATAATAAAATTATTATTAATGCTATTGGTAATGAAAATATTTTAAATTTATCTAAAAAAGCAGTTATGAATTTATTTAATCAAGAATTTATTTCTATCACAGGTGTTATTGAGTTAATTTATTTTAATGAAAATCATCCGGAAAATCATTATTTTTGCACTACTAATTTAGATAGTTATTATTCGTCAGTTTACAATACCGAGAAAAAAACTGTTGATAAAGATAGAAAAAAATATTTATTTGATAAAATATTGGATAATAGTATAGAAAAATTAGAATTATTATATTCACATTATAAACAAACATTTACTTTTAATAAACAAAAAATTATTGAAGATAATATTAAAAATATTAATGATATAAAAATAGCTTTTTTCAATAACAAGTTAAAAAAAGAATTATTTAGACAAATCAATTTATTATCATATAATAATAAAGAGCTAATTAAAAAAACATGGAATGGTAAACAAAAATTTAAGAAATTAACATTTGAAGAAGATTTAGATTTGCCTCCATCGGATTCAGAAAATGAAGAATTATTTGATGATTCCTCTGATGAATTATCAGATAATATGATTCAACACAATAATTGTCAAAACCACATAAATTAATTATTATCTTAAATTAAAATACTTATATTAATTTAAGATAATTTTTTATATAAAATACCAGTAATGAGTATTATAAAAAAACTTAAAGCGAAAATATATTTATAAAAATAAGAGAAAAAATTTCTTCTTTTTTTGTTTCTATTAATTAATCCTTCAATATAAATTTGATTTATTTCTTCTGGTGTAATATTATAATTTAACTTTATTAATAATTCAATTAATTTTGTATTAGCTGGACCATGAATAAAATATGGTTTTGCATTAAAATATATTAATTCATTATTTTTATTAAGTTTAATATTTTTATTATCTAATATACTTTTTTCAGGACTTGTCATATAAACTAAAAATATATTTGAATCATTATCAATATATATTATATCTTTATGTATGTTACAATATTGAGTTAATAATATTTGATCATCTTTAATACAATTTATATTATTTATTTTTATTTCTTTTAACATATTAAATATATCAATAGCTCTACCCATATATGTACCTGAATTTAACAATAGATTTTTACAGGTTTTAAATACAAAATATGGTAATATTGTTTTATGATTATGACGGTCTTTTGATACAATTATTTTTTTATGTGTAATTGTTATTATTTTATTAAATAATTCTTCAATATCATTTAATGGTCTTAATAATAATACGTCATATCCATCTATAAAAATAATTAATTCATATGGATTCTGTGCAATGATATCTGTTAAATAATTTAACAGTAATTCAAATTTCCAAACAAATCCTTTCCATTCTTGTCCCCATCCCAATTTAATTAAATTAACATTATATCTTTTACAGCCTGCTTCTAACCATTTTAAGTAACCATCATAATGCGTAGCTACTGTTATTAATTTAACCATATATAAATAAATAGAAATTTATCTTTTTGAGTATAAATATATATTTTTTAAACAATAAAAAATTACAAAACAATAAATCTCTATTATTAGTAAAATTTTGCTAGATTTAATAATCTTAATTATTCTATTCTTCAAACTCCAATAATATAATGTAGTTATTTCATTTTGATCTAAATTATACCCTAATTTTATTAATAAATCATATAGTATTGTATTACCATTACCATGAATAAAGTAAGGTTTGGTATTAAAATATAGAACTTCATTATTTTGATTAATTATAATATTTTTATTTAATAATATACTTTTTAATGGATTCATATAAACCAAAAATAGATTTGAATCATTATCAATATATATACTATCTTGATGCGAATTACAAAATTGAGTTAATAATATTTGATCATCTCTAATATTATTAGAATTATTTTGTTTAATTTGTTTTAACATATTAAATACATCAATGACTCTACCCATATATGTTCCTGCATTTAATAATAAACCTTTGCATATATCAAATTTCCAATATGCAAATATCAATTTATGATAATAGTAATGACGATCTTTTGATATAATTATTTTTTTATTCGTATATTTTGTAATTTGATTAAAGACCTGTTCGATATCATCTAATGATTTTAATAGTAATACATCATAACCGTCTATAAAAATAATTAATTCATATGGATCTTGTTTAATTATAATTTCTAAATAATTTAATACTAAATCAAAACGCCAAGCAAAATCTTTCCATTTTTCTCCCCAACCCAATTTGATTAAGTTAACGTTATATCTTTTACAAGATGCTTCTAACCATTTTAAATAACCTTCATAATGAGTTGCAACTGTTATTAATTTTACCATTATATTAATAAATAGAAATTAAAAAAACATAATATAAAATTAATATTAGCAATTTATATTCATATTAAGTTTATATTTGGTATCTAAATATAAATTGGTTTAATTATTCTAATTGATAAATTAAATAATAGTTGGATAAGTATAATCATCATTAGGCTTTGAATTACTGATGGAAATTAATAAATTCAGACATTACACGCGTCTAAATTTAATAAACGGATTATTTATTTTTCCATTATTAATCAACCAATAATACCATTCAAATTGCAACTTTCATCCTTGAATTAATTCTATAGTAATCTATTACATTCAATAATATTAGAACATCCATCATAACGATTGTCACAATCGAAATCACCAATAGATTTATCTCTATATTGTCCAATATAACCATTACTAAAAGGTCCTTGTTCAGCACCAGATATTTGTATGTCAAAACTATGGTCTCCGACGATGTCATATCCTATATTTAATGACTTATAATCATCTTTTTATTAATTAAATTTTCATGAGCTCCACCCCAACTCCATTGATTATCATGATGAACTTCATTAATAAATACAAGCTCGCAATATTATCCATAATTATTATCTCCATTTAAACCATGTTTTCCACTAATAGCAGCAGCTGCAAAGCCTAGACTTGAGCTGATGAAATAATAATGGGTTGATACTTTTTACAACTAGCTGCTTTTCCTCCTAAACATATGCTAGAATCGTTAGAATTTGCAATAGGGTTTCTTGTGAAGATATCACAGGCTAAGACAGGAGAATTAACATTTCCTTTTTGCGACCAAGTACAACTTGGTTTACAGCAATTCCAATATCCTATCGTCCACGTTCCAAAAATCCAATTATTATTTATTGGTAATGGTACCGGTATTATGGGTGTTATGGGTGAAACTAGGGTTATTGGTAAACTTGCTTTACACCATTGAGCAGTCTGATAACATATTAACCATTCTTTGTCTGAATGGTTACAAGGTAGTGTAGTGACAATAGCAAATGATTAACATGTATTACAAAAATCATTTGAATTTTTAGCAGCAAAACACCAATATTCACATTGGGAAGAAATCTTTAATTTTTCATTAAGGTCTAATAAAAAACATTAGGTTTATTTATTTCAAACAGTTTAGATTCTAAATCATTTAAACATACATAATTTTCAGAAGTTGAAAAAATATATGGAAAAATTAATAAATGTAAAAAAAAGTTTTTATACATTATTATAAATAATATTTTATCTAGGATATTAAATAATTTACTAAAGAATATAGTATACTTTTATATAAAATGTCAATAAATGAATTAAGTCAACACATATTATGAAATTATATCATAAGATATTAATATTGAATCTGAATTTATTACTGTATTTTTTGTGTCCTAATCTAACAAAGTTAGAATAAATTAGAAGCAATATTTACGATTTGTCTCTTAAAGTAGATATTTACTTTCAGGGACAAATTATATAAACATATATATATATATTTATATATAGAATGAAAAAGCAGGGAACCTTTAAATACGATATATGTAATAAAGTATATACTAGTTATAAAAGTCTATGGATTCCAATAAGAAATTTCATACAACAATTGTTCCGAAATCTTTTGAAACTTCTGAAAAAAGTTCTAAAAACATTCTGAAAAAATTATAATATACTAATAATTTTATTATTAAGTAATACGAGTGGTAATGAAAATTATTATTCATCAGTTTATAATACTAAAAAATAATCTATTGATAAAGATAGATAAAAACTAAAGCTTTTTTATTTATTGACAGTATGTTTTAGAATTAATAATTAATTAATACTTTTCAATCTAAATTTTTTTTGTGTCCACTTTAGTGGATATCCATTAAAGTAGATCTTCCATTTTTTAAAATTATATAAACAGATCTATATATAAAATGATCATAGAAAATTATGGAACCTATAAATGTAAAATATGTAATAAATTATATGCTAGTTATAAGTCTATGAAATTATAACAAAAAAATTCAAAGTTTGTGTTACATCTAATGTAACAATTAGTAACATATTAGTAACATCAGATAACACCATAGTAACAAATAAAAAATAAATAATAAAATCATTAAATGTTGTAAGTGTAATTTAATTTTTAAGTCTCGTCAAACACGTCGACGTCATGAAAAAAAATGTACACAAATACTAACAATAATACAAATACTAATACAACTAATAATATATAAACAATATTACCAATAATAAAATTATTATTAATACAATTGGTAATGAAAATATTTTAAATTTATCTAAAAGCTATTATGAATTTATTTAATCAAGAGTTTATTTCTATTACAGCTGTTATACAATTGATTTATTTTAATGAAGATCATCCTAAAAATCATTATTTTTGTACAACTAATTTAGACAGTTATTATTCATCAGTTTATAATACCGGAAAACAAACTGTTGATAAAGATAGAAAAAAATATTTATTTGATAAAATTTTAGATAATAGTATTGAAAAATTAGAATTATTATACTCGCATTACAAACAGAAATTGGAATTTAATAAAAATATTAAAATATTTTTATTAAATTTCTATCGAAAAAATACAAAATATTTTTTCTTAAGACTTTTGATAAAAGAAAAATTATTGAAGATAATATACAAAATATAAATGATATCAAAATAGCTTTTTTAATACAAGCTAAAAAAAGAATTATTTCGACAAATCAATTTATTATCATACAATAATAAAGATCTCATTAAAAAACATGGGATAAAAAACAAAAATTTTATAAAAACATAACATTTGAAGAAGATTTAGATTTGTCTCCATCAGATTCAGAAAATAATTCATTATCCGAAGAAACATCATATGAATTCTATGATGAATCCTATGATGAATTATCTGATAAATTATTAAAAAAACTATTAAGTAATATAATTATTAATTTATGTTATTTTAATGTTTTTTTAATATTAATGGAATAAATTTGTCAAATACATATTTACTTGAAATGAAATATAAATAGAAAGGGATTTGTTGTGAATCAATTCCAGATAAATTTAAAGAATTAGTGAATAATAGAGCAAATTCTATATGTTGTAATAAAGTAGTATATAATAAAAGTGGATTAATAATTTTGATATAGCAAATGAGGATATGTTGTCTGGTATATCTGATCATATTGATCCACATAAAATTACTGTTGATGCAAATAAAACTTCTATTCTACTTCCAACAATTTCTTTATTAGATGTATTAGATTATGCAAATGCGCCATTGTTTATTGAATATATGTCATTAGATACAGAAGGTTCTGAATTTAAAATTCTTAAAAATTTTGATAAATATACATTTGGATTAATTGATGTTGAACATAATAATATTGAACCAAGAAGAACAAAAATTAGAAATTTATTAATATCTAAAGGATATATCTATAAAGGTGAAAATAAATGGGATGATATATATAAACATAATCCTGTTTGAATTGATATGTTATTAATAAATTGTATTAAATAGTTTATTTATAGATAAAAAATCCTTTTTTAATTAAAATATAATAAATCATTAAACTAAAAAAATATTTTAAATAATAATAATTAGATATAATCTAAAAATAAATAAATATTAATTAATATTTATTTATTTTTTATGTTATTAGTTTTATTATAAAAATTAATTATCATTGCTATGTATAAAATGCGTAGCAAAGCTTTCAAGTGTAGTTATAATACGTATAGAAAACAGTGAACCTTTAAATGCAAAATATGTAATAAATTATATGCTAGTTATAAAAATCAATGGAATATAATATTTCAATATATATAACTGATGAAAGTTGTACATCCTAAGCTTTGGATCTAAAATTATAACTATGTTCTTTTAGTTGTACATTAAAAGTATGTTATAAATGTAGATCATTAGAAACAATAAATACTAATTGAATAATAAAATGTAATGATATCAATTAATAGAGATAGTAAGGGTGCTGTAAATATTTTATTTAAAAATTTATGAATAAAATATTCATAGGCTATCGCTTCATGACTTTTCAAATTAGTATTAAATAAAAGCTATGCTTTTATTTAACAGTTTTGATTTAGCTGTAGTTAATCCCTCCTATTAAACTATTATAAACTAATATAAATTAGTATAGAGTTATAATAGTCTCATTGATAGCTAGGTTGTTGTTGCTTTGAAAACCATATTGTTAAAAGATTATTTTTTTGTTCTATATATTGGATCAAAGAACTATGACTATAGCTGAATTAATCTAATAAATTTATTGCTAGATATAAAGATTTGCATATAGAATATGATATACTTTTATATAAAAGTCAATAAATGAATTAAGTCAACATATTATTTATGAAATTATATCAAAAGATATTAATATTAAATCTGAATTTACTACTATATTTTATCTGTTAAATTAATAGAAATAAATAATTAGTTTATGAATAATCTAGGTATGCAAAACAATTTCTTAAAAAAAATAATATATATATATATATATATATATAATGAATATTTATAATATTTTAATAAATTCCTTTTATCCATCTAAAATAAAAAAATATAATCAATTAGTAAAACTTAAAAAAATATTATATAAAAATATGCAAAACTTAATATTATCATTAGATAATAATGAGAAAACAAAACTTTTATTTTTATTAAATAAATTAAATTTAAATAAATTAAATTTAAAACAATATCAAAATATGATAAAGAAAATTATATTTACATATGATTTTAATAAATTAAAATATACTAATCAAATGGAAAAAGAAATAACTGATGATATAATAAAACTAGTAATAATATATATATTAATTAATAAAATAATTAAAAATAGAAAAAATCAAATAATTATTAAACAACTACCCAAACAACTACCCAAACAACTACCCATTAAAGATTTAAAAAAGGTACGTATAAATAGTATTATAGATGAATATCCATATGAATACCCATATGAAAATCCATATTCATCTTCATATCCATATCCATATGGATTTTCATCTTCATATGGATTTTCATCTTCATATGGATTTTCATCTTCATATGGATTTTCATCTTCATATGGATATCCATATGGATATGAAGTAGAAAATTATTTACAAAAACCCATAAAATATGTATCAAATTTTATACAAAATTTTATAAATGATAATATAAAATACAAAAAAAATTCATTAAATGTAAATGATTTCCAAAATTATATTGATGTATATTTAAATATTATGAAAAACTATAACTTATTTAATAAAAATCCTAATTATAATTTATGGAATGATTATTTAATTAATGAATTTAATAAATTAGATATATCCCCTATAATAGAATATAGTTCCTTAAATAAAATAACACAATTATTTTTTAATATAACAAATGAGAATATTAATCCTAATCCAGTATTTGAACAATTAGAATTACAAAATATTCAGGCTTGGAAAACACAATATGGTGGTTTTACCTCAGATATATTAAAATTATTAAAATCTAAATTAAATATTAATATATTACCTATTAAAGAAATTCCAAAGAAAAATAAAAAACTAATTTCATTAGTATTATTTGATTCGACATATACACCCGAACGAGTTTATAATTATTCAGAATTTAAACAAAAAAAACCTCCACATTTTTATACTAAAGTATTAAATAGTGCATTAGATCAATATAGAAGATATCTGCCAGATTGGATTATACGAATTTATATTGATAATACAATACCAATTCAAAATTATAAAAATAATAAAGCTATACCTAATGAAACTAAAGTTGTTTTAGATAAATTTTTTATAAATAATAATTGTGAAATATTTAAAGTAGACTGTGATTATTTTTCATCTAATGGAAAACATTATAATTTAATACAGGTCATATTTAGATATTTAACTTTATTTGATGAAAATGTAACTACATGTTTTTGTGGTGATATAGATAATATTTGTTCAAGGTTATTAGCTGAACATTTAATAAATTTTGATAAAAGCAACAGTGACTGGTTATTATTTAAACCAATGAGTGCTTACGATAGACCATTTTTTAATAAAATGTGTGTAGATAATTTTATGGCAGGAATGATTGCTTTTAAAAAAAACCAAGACCAAATATATAATATTGAAATATTTCAAGCATTATACAGAATAATTGATTATTATTATTTAAATAAAGATAAACTAGATAACATATGTAGTGTACTAATTAATATAGATAAACCTTTATATTATGGATATGAAGAAGTATATTTAACAACTATAATACAATATATAATTAATACATTTAATTTAAAAGTAGATACTATACCATTATATTGGGATTATGGAATGACTCCAGTCGACTCATTTATTTTTACAATGAGTTATGGAATAAATTCATTTTTAACTGACGATTTTATTAATTTTTTATCAAATATACTAAGTATTAATTTAGAATTAATACTTAATTCTATAGATATTGTTAGTTTATATAATTTAAGTAATGCACCAATATTAATTATTATAACTAATATATTATATAATTTATATTTTGATAAAATAGACTCTATTATTTTTAATAATAAAACTATACAAATTTTTAAAAACAAAAGTAGATATCAAGATACTTTAGCATTTTTTCCATTTGTATCAGGTTATATAATTGATTTAATAGAAATATTATTTAATGATAATTTTGCTAAATATAATATTAGTATAACGCAAATATATGATCAAAATATTACATATAAAATCATTAATATAATAAATTTATTTCAAAATAAGCAATATAATGATATCAAGATAATTATGGATGAATTATATCAATCAGTTAACCAAAAATTATCAAAAAATAGGTATGCTTCTATATATTTAAATTATTCTAGGGATAATAATTCTTTATTAATTGATCAAAATATGATATATCCTTATAGTGTTTTATTATATTCTGGGAAAATTAATCACCATTATTTAACTAGTTTTAATTATACTAAATTATTTCAACCATTAGAAATAAATGATTTAGATATATTCAAATTAAATTATAATTATATAATACCATTTGGCTATTATCCTCAAATAGCCTATGCCTTAAAAAGATTACATTATATTTATAATATTTATCCATTTGATGAAATTAATTATGTTACTCTTGATGTATTAATAGATTGTTTAAATAATAATTTTTCTAAAATAACTGATAAACAATATTATATTGATAACGAGCAAGTATCATCTGAACATAAATCAGTAACGGCAGGGCATTCTCAAGTTCCTTATAATAAAAATATGTTTATACAATTTAATCCTCGAAGGGAAAAAGACTATAATTATTTTTTACAAAGCATAGAAAATTTAAAAACTATAATAAATGATAATCAATTAAATAACAAGGTATTATATGTGCATATGGATTTATTTATTTCACATAATAAATATAATTATGGATATGTATATACTAAATTTAAAATATTAAGAAAATATATTCCAAATATAAACTTCTTATTTATACTTATTATTTATGATACCAAACAAGAAATTTCAATTATTGGAGAACATAAAATAAATAATTCTATATTAACAATAATTGAAATACATATAGAATCACAATCTAAAGGTTTAATTTTTGAAAAACCAAAAGATAATTTGATTCTCTATGATATACTATTAAAATTAAAACTAACTAATATACCTAATATTTTTTCCAATGATATATATTTATCTACTAACAATCCTAATAAATCATTTGAAAAATATATAATTGACAATTATAATGATTTTAAAATTAATGGTGTATATGGTAAATTTATAACACAAAATGTTATAAATACTTTAAGAGATTTAAATTTAACCAATAATAGATCTTATGAATATATAAAAAAATTACTTTATTATTTTACCGATCCAACTTTTATAAGTTTATATTATTTTATGTGGGATTCTATATCAATAATTCGTCATCATGAATGTTTATTTTTAGGATGTACTGGTAATTCATTAGGTTATTATAGATATAAAACTCATCTACCATGGGATGATGATATTGATTTATATGGAGCATTTGAGAATTATAATCAATTAATTGAATTCATGACTAGTGCTATTAATTCAGATTTCATTATAACATTTGTACTTTTAGATTTAACATTAACAACAAAATATAAATATAAATATATAGAAGCTACAATAGAATATATAACTAATCAAATGGTTAAAGATTTTAAAAATAAAAAAATTGAATTTTTTACAATTAAATTTAAAGAAAATATATTACGCCAATATATATTTAAATCAGGTTTATATCAATATTATAATAATACTGGACAACTTATACTACCATGGATTGATATTTTTCCTGCAATAAAAGATTCTAATACTAATATATATCAATCACCATATTGGCATGATAAGAAAACTTGGTATATAACAAAATATGAAAATAATTTTACTGATGTTGAATTTTGTGGTATTAAAACAAAGATTTTTAAAAATCTTGATTTAAAATTATTACAGACTTATTTTAAAACTAGTGATATAACACAAAAAAATATTATACACGATAATTTATATATTTATAATCATTTAGTAGGAGTAAAAATGCATGATACACCTATATTAACTCCTATGAAAATTTATAAAACTAATTTCGATAATATTAATGATATTAATGTATATAATGATATTATAAACTTTATAAATATTTATTCTAAATATAATGATTATACCATAAAAGAATGTGTTAAAATATTTAAAAATTTTAATAATTTAATTTAATAATCAATTAATAAATAATAAGGGCAAATCAGCGGTAATAATTTTATATCATTGGAATGTATCAGATAGTATTATTTAATGATATAAATATAATTGAAGAGTACATAAGCTATGTTTATTCATACTGTAACAATATATCAAATAGTATGAGAGTATGAGAATTGATAAATACTCTTTGGCTGAATGGTTACAAGGTGATGTAGTAGCAATATTAGAAGATCTGTATTACAAAAATCATTTATATTTTTAACAGCAAAATAACAATATTCAGATTGAGTAAAAATTTTTAGTTTATCATTAAGGTCTATAATTGATTTTGTTATTTCAGATTTTAAATTATTAAAACATACATAATTTTCAAAAGTTAAACAAATATATAAAAAAATTAAATTATATTACATAGATTAATAATTGATAAAAATTGATATAATAATTAATTATTATTAAGTATATATCAATAATGACAATGAATATATCAACACAGAATTTGGACTTAGATCTATATGATAGGCAAATTAGAACATATGGCTTAAAAGAGACAGAACAAATTGCCAATAGTTCTATTATGATAATTGGATTACAGGGTGGTTTAGCAACAGAAATTTGTAAAAATTTAGCTTTAGGTAATACTAAAACTATATATCTATATGATTTGGAAAAAGTTATTAATTATAAAGATTTAGAAACAGGATATTATTATAAAGAAGAAGATATAGGTTTTTTGCGATCAGAAATCTTAAAAAAAAAAATAAATGAATTAAATCCTCATATAATTTTACATTCATGTAATTCATATAAAGAAAATCAAAATGTAACTATTGTAATAAATCAAAACGTTGAATATATTTTAGAAATTAACAAGTATTGTAGACATAATAATTCTAAATTAATTGTACTTTTTTCAGGAGGACTTAGTGGTGTTATTTTTGTTGATGCTGGAGATTACCATAAAATTGATGATATTACAGGAGAAATTCATGAAGCTGTTCAATTAGCTTCAATATCTAGTACAGGAATTTGTACTTGTGTACAAAATTCTAAACATAATTTTCAAATAAATGATATAATTAAATTGGATAATTTAGAAGTTAAAGTAAAAAATGATTCTAATGAATTCAGTAAATTGAACTTATTACAAAAAGAATGGGAAATTGAATCAATTGATAAATCAACTTTTAAATTAAAAAATTTTTCATTTCTTAATTGTGAAATAATTAATGGAACCGCACATTACATTACTAAACCAATATATATAAAACATGAATCATTTGAAAAACAAATTAAAAATCCAAATATAAATCCTAATTTTGATATGATTTATTCTCATGAATTAATATCTACATATTTGCAATTATTTAGAAATAATCTAATTGATGGTATGCCAATTATATGGTCTATAGAAAATGATAATTTTATGAAAGATCATAATATATGTTTAAAAGATCAAGCGCGAATATTTAACTTAGAATTATGCCCAGTTGTTTCTTTAATGGGGGCAATTGTAGCAGCAGAAACAATTAAATTATTAACTAATAAATATATGCCTATTAATCAATGGTTTACTTGGACTGATACAAATCTTATACCTCATATGAAACCAGCTGATTATACTACAAATTCTGTTTATAGTATTTTATATGGATATGAATATGAAAAAATATTATTAGAATCAAACATTTTACTTGTAGGATCTGGTGCTATTGGATGTGAACATTTGAAAAATCTTGCTTGTATGAATATTGGAACATCCGAACATAGTAAAATTATTGTTACAGATCCAGATACTATTGAAAAATCAAATTTAAGTCGACAATTATTATTTAGATCAATAGATGTAGGTAAATTAAAAACAGAAGTTGCAGCAAAATCTATTAAAACATTAAAACCTAATATAAAAATTACGGCTTTATCAGAAAAAGTAGGTTATGATAATTTAGAATTTACGGATAGATTATTAAATGAAAATAATATTACATGTGTTTTTAATGCTTTAGATAATATTCAAGCAAGAAAATTTATGGATGAACAATGTTTTAAGTATAATATTCCATTATTAGAATCTGGAACTCATGGAATGAAAGGTAATACACAACCTATTATTCCTTTTATTACAGAAACATATTCTGCTTCAACTGATCCGGAACAAGAAAAAACATATCCAGTATGTACTATTAAAAGTTTTCCTAATGAAATTTTTCATACTATTCATTGGGCTATTGATAATTTTGAATTCTTTAATCGAGCCCCACAAATAATTAATAAATTAATTGATAATAATAATTATTTAGAAACTTTATCAGATCATGAAAAACTTATTGCACTAGAAGATATAGATCAATTATTTATTACATATCCATTTAATGTTAGAAAAGATAAAGAATATAATATATGTTTAGCATTAAAATATGCTATTGATATATTTATTAAAAATTATTATATAATGATTATTAAATTACTTGATATTTATAAACCTAATCATGAAATTTCACCAGGAGTTTTATTTTGGTCAGCAGGAAAAAGATGTCCAATTCCAATTAAATATGATATAAATAATGAATTACATATAAATTTTACTTTTACAACAGCTTATTTAATACTCCAAATTTTGAATATAAATTGTGAATTTGATATTCAAAGTATGAAAGCATTTATTCAAAAGTATAGTGATGATATAAAATATGATATCTTAATATCACAAACTCCTAATAAAAAATCTAATGAAATAAATTATGATATATTAAATAAATATCAAATAAACAAAATAAATTATAATTCCATTAAATTTAATAAAGATAATAATCTTCATATCAATTGGATAAGTTGTGCAGCCAATTTACGGGCTTCTAATTATAATATTCCATTAGAAGATGAATATGTTATTAAAGGAATAGCCGGTCGTATTATACCAGCAGTTATTACAACAACTGCTGCTGTTTCTGGTCTAATTTTAATAGAATTTTTAAAATATATATTTCAAATTATTAACCGTAGTGAATATAATATATATAGATCAAATTTTATAAATTTAGCAGAACCAATTATTATTTATTCTCAACCAATAGAAGCACCACTAATAGATATTGCTGGAGTAAAAATTAATAGTTGGCAGAAATTTGAATATAAAAATAATACAACTTTAAAAAAATTTAAATTATATTATGAAAATATGTTTCAAATAAGTATTAATATGATTGTACATGATACGACTATTATATATGCAGATGATTTTATGGAAGATAATTTAGATAATTATTTAGATAATATTATAAATAATCTAAATATTAATCAAAGTAATACAAAAATTATTTTTATATTAATAGCAATAGATGAAATTAAAGAATTACCAAATATAAATATTATTTTATAATTCAAATTAAATTATTATTTTTAATAGTAATTTCTCTAGTTAATTTAGTTGCATAATTTTTATTATTTGTTTCTGTTTCCATTATTAATTTTATTAACAATAATATTAATACCATTTGATAGTTTTTTTTTATATTTTCACTATAATATTTATTTACATTATTATATGTATGATTTGTATGATTTTTAAATAAATTATAAATTTGTTTTGGTTCTATATAATAATTATTATAAAATTGTTCTAAATTTATTTTTTTTTTATTAACTTGTAAATTTAGTGGAGAAGTTTGTAATAATATTTTTTGAGTTAGTGGAAAATTTAAGTATTCTGTTGATATTAATTTCTTAGGTGGATATAGTATTTTTAATTCTTGATATTTATCATAAAATAATTTTGTTTTAATAATTTTATAGAATTTATCTATATTAATAAGATTTTGCATATAATTATTAGGATTGTATAAATCATATAATATTTTACAAGCTTGAAAAATTTCATTAGATGAACTATAAGGATTATTTAAAGTTTGATAATAATTCATATTTCTAATTTTTATTAGAAAAAATTGAAATTAATATATAAAAATATCTAATTAAATAATATTATATGAAATTAGTCAGTCCTTATAAAAATATAAAACAATATACTAGAATATCTTTAGAGGCTTATTATATGAATAGTGATATTAAAAATAATATTAAAATGATATTAAAAAAGAAGATGGAAAAAAAATGTAATAAAAATGGATATATTGATGAAATATATCGTATTCTAGAATATTCAGATGGTTATATGCCACCTGAAAATTTGAATGGAAATGCTATTTATAATATTGCATATCATTGTAAAATATGTATACCTATTGAAAATACAATAATAATAGGTCAAACTCGTATTATTAATCAAGAATTAATTGTAGCCATTAATGGACCTATTATGTTTTTTATACCCAAAGAAAATGTTGATACAAATATTTGGAGTATTACTGATAATTATTTAAATAAACTAAATAATAAAAATCTAGCCATCGGTGATTATGTTCAAATTCATGTTATTGATAAAAGAATTAATCAAAATGATAGTCAAATAAAAGTGATTGGAAAATTACTTGATTATCCAACAGAAGATGAAATTAATACATATTATGGAAATCAAATAATTAATATAGTTTAAAAATAATTAAATAATGTTTTATTTAATTATTTTAAATTCAATAGTAATCACACCAAATAATTTTTCATCTTCTGGTGTATAATATTTCTAATAAATATTAATTCCTTCTTTTTATGTTTTAATTTTTAGTAAAACTTTTTTTTATCCTTCAAAGTTAACATTTGTTGAAATATTAATATTTGGTTATTTTAATAAACTATTATTTATTAAAATAATATCACCTTTTTTAAATTTAAAAATTTACTTTTTTATAATCGATCTTCTATTGTTTTTATTTTTTTTACAAATATATTTATCCCATAGGCTGTCAAGCAGCTATATTAAAATTGTATAATTCTTTATAAAATAATTATTTAATAAAGAATTATTTATATTTACACGTATCATTTAATTTTGCACTAAAACATTAATTATACTAACTAAATCTTTTGTTAATTCTTTTTGGGGTCGCTAATATAATCTATCATATTTTTGTCAATTATTATTAACTATAATCAGCGAAAGTCTGATTATTACACCTTTGTACATTTAAAACGCTGACTTTTTAAATATGTAAATTAAAAATAATTTTTAATGTTTTTCTCCTATTAGAAGTTCCGTTAATTATATTAAATTTTAATTCTTTATGAGTTAAACCATCTAATTTAGTTAATCTTAATTTCATCATACTAATACTATTTGTAAAATACTAATAAGGAATACTATACAATAATATATTATGTTTATTAACTAATTCTTTTATTTATTGTTTCAATGACTAGATAATTAAAAGTATTTTATCAATTTTTTTTCTAAAATAGAATTATTTAGATAAAACATTTACCAAAGTTTAAATATATATATGCTAACCAAGTTATAAATTGATGGACTATTTTCTCTTAAATTCATTAAAGAGAAAATACATCAACCTTTTGTGTTATAATAATCATATGATATTTAAATAATTAAATATATTTTTTTCAAATTTAATTAATATTTCTTCTGAATATTTTTCTTCTAACCATAAATTAATATCTAAATCATATTGTTGTAAAAATTTATCTCTAATAGTAGTTATATTAGAACTAAAAGTACGAATAATATGTTTAAAACTAATATTATCTAATTTAATCCGTTTGATTAATTCATTTGCTATATCATTGATACCATAATTTAAATTTACCATACGTTGATAAATCCACCAGACACACCAAACACAACAAAAACCATTAGGATCTCCTATTTTTTTATCTATTTCTAAATTTTCTAAAATTTGAAAACTAATTGTAGGTAAAAAATTTTCAGGTCTATAATATTTAATTTTTGAATCATAATTTTTAAATTTATGTTCTAATAAACTATCTAATAAATCTGGATTATAATTTAATCCAATTGGATAATTAGCACCACTTGGTTCAAATCTTTCTATAGTTTTTTCTTTAATATCCCAAAATAAAATATTAGCATGCGAACCTATGGAAGTTTCAATTCCTATGGGAATTATAATATATTTAGATATTTGTTTTTTTCTTTCAATTTCTATATCAAAAAAACTAGGATAAAATAATTTTTGATATGACCATAAAATTTCTATATTAGAAAAATCTAATTTATATGGATAATTCATACCTAATTGAGAATAATAAACTTCTAAATTATTATTAATCGATAAAGGATAATCTAAAATAATACTGAGACCAGATTTATTAAATTCTTTAAATAAAAATAATAATCCAAATAATACATCAATAGGAGAACCTGTATAAAAACTCATATTGGTCATTATACCATTATCCAAGTGTAAAGTTATATTTTTCAGTGCGGGTAAACTTCTATGTTGATATAAAATAATAGATTTAATTTTTTCCTTACAAATATATTCAATATTATTATCTTGTAATATTTTTTTATTTTGTTTTTTAGATTTATTTTTAATAGATTTTAAAATTTTTTTATACATAATTGCATCCTCTTTATTTAATGATTGAAAGTTTTGTCTAGTATTTTTATTTTTAGCACACCATATTTCCCATTCTACTATAAGATGTCTATTCATATCTAGCTGATAATAATATGAATCTATTAAAAGATTTAATAAACTAGAATTATTTTTTATTTTATCAATATATTTATTTTGAATAAATATATTTAATGGTTTTTTAATTAGGATAAAATAAAAGTCTTCTATTATATTCTTATCTATTATTTTCATAAAACATGTAATTCCCATATTATTTTGTAGATTAATATCGGTCTCTATAATAAATTTTGTAAATAAATCTTTATTTACAACATTAATATTATCATAATCTAACATAATATGTAAAGGTGTATCGCCATTGATATTTACTAAGTTAAATTTTATATTAGAATTATTTAATAGTAATGTTAAAAAATCATTACGTTTTTCATATAATATATAATGAAGCGCCGTATTACCATAAAAATCACAAATATGTATATCAATATTTTTTTGTAATAAGAGTTTGAATATATCAATATTATTGGCTAAAATACTTTGATGTAATATTGTTAATCCATTATTAGTATTTTTATTATTTAAATTAAATGTTTTATTCAAAATTTTGAATATTATATTGGTATATTCTGGGAGCAAAAAATCTTTAGATTTTTTGCTTGTACTATTAGCAATTTTTTTAGAATTTGTTAATTCTGGTAAATTTTGTTTTTTTGGATTATTATGTTTAATAGCATTTTGTAATAAAGTTTCTCCATTATGATCTAAAAAAGATAGAGGATAATTATGATCTAATAAATAGTTTAATATTTCAATATGATCATATAATAAAGCTACATGAAATACATTATGTCCATCATTCGAGACTAAATAAGGATTTGCATTATTTTGTATTAATAATTTAAAACATTTATAATTATTAAAAATTACTGAATAATGTAAAGCCGTTAATCCTAGTCTATCCTTAAGGTCTAGAATAGAAATACCAATATTGGTTGTATTATATTGTAATATTAAATTCAATAATTCAATATAATTAAATTTAATGCAATTATATAATAAAGACCTTCCATCTAAATCTAAAATATCTAACCGCATAGTAATAATATTTTGTTTTATTAATTGTAATATAATTTTTAATAATTTATATTGATTATATGTGATGATATATTGAATAAAATAATTTTTATTAGAATCTTTTATATCTAAATTTTTAATATTTTTTTTTTTTATAATATTAATAATTTTATTAAATTGTTGTGTTTTAATGAGCTTAAAAATATTTATAATATCAACTTGCATTTAAAAATATGATATTTTTTTTCTTATGTAAATAATATATCTAAAGTCCCTAAAACTACTCTTCTATAAAAGACATTTTTACCTGCAGTAAAACTTGGTCGAATAATTCTGAATATATCACCTATTTTTGCTCCATAATATCTGACCATTATGTCTGTAGATAAAATTTTTGCTAAATCATATTCTGAAAATTTACTTAATAATTCATTTTTTTCTTCTTGAGATATAATTTGATGAATAGGTATAAATTTTTTATTAGGTAGATCTTCTAACATTTCATATTCAAAAAAAAATTCAGTATTTTTATATTCTGTTAAGATTTGTTTTACAACTTTTTTTGCGATATCTTTAACTATAATTATTTTGTGAACTTCGATATTTGTAGATAAATATTCATCTAATGGTGTATTTTGTGTTATAGTTGTAAGTTTTGCATTTACGAAATAAATACTACATGATGAATTATCATTTAATAAAAAATCAAATGTAGTTTTATTATCAATACTTTTAGTTAATTTATTATATTCATCTATGTATGAATCAATCCATTTTCTTCTATATAACATCTTCAAAATATTTAAAATTATTAATTTTATAATATCTTTGTTATTATATTCAACATTAAGAGCTATAGAATTATCTATGTCTATGTCTATGTCTATGTCTATAGAAGGAATTTCATCTGTTAATATATCTATATGATTTTCCATTATAAAGTATATGTTAATATTTTTAAATATAAATTAAATCAATTTTATTATAAAAAATTGATATAATTTATATATAGATAAATTATATCAATATTAGTAATGTATCACCCGATAATATTCAATTTAAATAATGAAGAATCAAATATGTTTGTTTCTTCAAATAATGAAGTAATACTTAGTTCACATATTAATCTTCCATTATTGACTTTAGGATTTCAGTATTTTTTACATAGAACTAAAAGTTCTATGGGTATTACAAAAAATTTAGAAACAAAAAATGAATTTTATTACGTAATAAATCCTTTTGAATTTAAAATCTCTAATTATGAAGATTCTTTAGATAAACTAACAAATTACTATTTTAATATTCAATCTGAAAATTTAGAAATAAAAAATCAAAATTTTTATAAATTTTGGGAAATTTTGTTATTTTTTGAAGTTGGTGATATGGATAAAATAGTATATACAACTTTAAATGATACAAGTGGAAGTTTTATTCAAGCTATTATAAATTATAGACAAAAAATGAATTTTGAATTACAAAATGATAAAATTTTTAGTGTTGCTATTAATCAAGAAAAACCATTAGAATTATCAAAACAATTTTTAGGATTCTATAAAAAAAATTATCCAAATTTATTAAATATTCATAAAACAATGAATATAAAACAAAAATTAGAACTTTATGGTGGAGGAGTAGATAGTGATATTAATAGTTCAGAAAATCAAACAGATGATATTAAAATTGGCGGTGGGAAAAAACCAAAAGAATATAATTCTAAAAAGAGTAATTCTTCAACTATTTATATGAATTCTATTAAAAGTATTGAAAAAACCATACATGAAAATAACGAATATTCAAATTTAATTACCGCTAATGGAAATTTAAATTTAGATATAGATGAAAATTTTGAAGAACAAAAAAGTTATCAATTAATTTTAGGAGAAATAATAACAGCATTAAAAATTCAGGCTCATAATGGACATTTTATTCTAAAAATTTTTGAAACATTTACAATACCCTCATTAAAATTAATATATATACTAACTTATTTTTATAAAGATATGTATATTTATAAACCATATTTTTCACGTATGTCATTGTCTGAAAAATATCTTATATGTAAAAATTTTAAATATGATTGGAAAAAGGATAATACTATACTAACACAAAAAATTAAAAATTTAGAACAATGTTTAAGAAATATGGATTCTTCAAAATATGTATATGATATTTTTCCTGATATGATATTACCATCATCATTTTTAAATAAATTTAAATTTATAAATATAAAATTAGCAAATATGCAACAAATAATGATTAACGAAATAATAAAATATATTAAAGAAAATAATTATTTTGGTGATAAATATCATGAATATAGAGAAAAACAAATAGAAGCATCAAAATGGTGGATTAATACATTTTTTCCACCATCAGCTAATTTATATAAAAAAAATAAAGAAGATTTATCAAAATTGCTATTATTAACTATAGAAAAATATAATATTGAATTACAAAACTTTTCTGCTAATTTAATAAAATAATTTATTAAATTGATTTTTTTAGATATTTATCAGCTAGTTGTTCTCCTAATTCTTTTTCAATATGATTTAATGTAGTTTGTCCATCTTCTACTTGTTTTAATTTATTTAACATGTGATAAACCATTTCAATATCTTGTCGTTTACATATTTTTTTAATTAAAAAAGGGTAATTGTCATAAAATTCTGGATATAATTCTAAAATTTTTAATTCATTTTCAAAAGGATCTGTATAACCATGAGCAATCATATTTTTTAATTCTGTATCAATTAATTTTATTGTGGATTTTATTTTATTAATATCAAAATTATTTTTTTTTGTTTTATTTTCATTCATTAGAATATTAATATAAACTATATTTTAAATATTATTTAATTTTAATTATTTATTTGTAATATTATACCTATTAGATAAGCTTTTGTAATTTTATTACGATTCTTTTTTGTAGATTCTTTTGATGATAAATTATCAATATCTAGATTTAATTCTTTACTTAAATGTAACAATTCTTCTAATTTCATCCGATTTAATTTAGTTTTATTTAAATTATTTTGACTTATAACATTTGTAGATAAATGTATTATATTATTTTCTAGATATTTAAATTCTTTATTTAAATCAGCTTCACCAAAATATTTAATTGTATATTTTTCATTAATAATTTTTTTAATTATAGGATCATTAATCGTAAATATTTTTTGGAATGAATTATTTTTATTTAATAATATTGGTTCCCAAAAATATTCATATAAAGCTAAAAATATAGTATTTTTATTAAAATCAATATAATCATTTTTATATATACCATATATATTTTCATTTTGAAAATCAAATATAATAATATTTATATCTAATATTTCTACAATATATTGTAATATAACATTATCAATTTCTGATTCAATATGAGTATTTAAATCAGATTTATTATATTTTTTTAAACAGAAAGATAATTTTTTTTTTGAAAATTGTTGTATAAGTGTATTCTTTAATTGACCTATTATTATTAATAAATTTTCATTATTAAATTTATTTAAATTTGTTGTATTTTGATCAACTAGTTCTATATTGTTTATATTAATAATTTCAGGATAATATATTAGTAGACTAGACCAAAAACTGATATTATTATTATTATTATCTTTAATTGTAATACCATAACGATAAAAATTATTACTCAATATATTTTCAAATGTAAATGGAAAGCTTAAAATAGAAGTAAATCCATTTTTAGGTGTATTAAATATATTAGTTTGCAAATCAGTTGTTAAATATTTAATAATTGTATCATATGTAATTTCATAAACTTTAGTCATTAATATAATATAATAATATTGTTTAAAATAAAATAAATCAATTTTTAATAATAAATTTTTTCATACATTAATGTTAAAGAATTATATATAATATAATCGGCTTCTATCATATGTTGTAATGTTATTTTAAATATCTCTTCATTAACTACAAATACTGTAATGGTATTTTTTATTTTATCGTATAAATTAGAATAAGTTAGCGGATTTATTTTTAATAAATGATTAATATTAGAACTTATAATATCTTTGTATGAATATATTAATTCATCTTGATTTTTTTCTTGAATAAATTGAGATTCTGAAAAAAATAGATCTATTAAATTATCTTTAAAGATAACTGCATTACTTTCTTTTGTTAAAATTAAATATTCATTTATTTTATTTAATACTCCTGATAAAATTAGAGAAGAAATAATATCATTTTTAAATTTTATGGAATAATTTTTCATAAAATTTGCATCAAAGACGTTAGAAAATAATAATTCATCAGCATCGATGAATAATTCCAATATCATAAATTGAATAGGTAACATTTTTAAGTTTTGATTCAAATAGATTATATTAATTTCACCATAATGAGGAAACCAAACTAATGTTCTATCAGTATATTTATGTTCATAAAAATATTGGTATTTTACCATAATTTGTCCTAAATTAGTATTTTTACAATGCTCTAATAATTCTTTTGTAATCAAACCATCATTATAATTAATAGGCCAATTTTGATAAGAACAAGTCAGAACAAAAAATGCATAGTTAATATTTAGAGGACAATTTAAATTATTCTGATCTAGTAAGACTAAATCAGAATGGTAATTAATCTGTCTTTGATCAAACGTTTTGATAATAAAATCTGGTTTATTAAAATTTAAATTATCTTGGATTGTTGTTTCAATATCATTAATTACTTTTTTAATTTTATATAAAAATTTATGTTGTAAATATAATTTTAATAAATTATACAACTTTTGTTCTTGAGCTAAATAATTATTAAATTCATATAATAGAAAATGATCTAATTTAGTTTTAGATAAATTAGAATTAAAAATCATAAGATAATGAAATAATCTTTTTATTAAATATTCATAATATTTAGTACTTAAAAGTTCTTGATTTTGTAGTTTTAAAACATAATGTAGAATTTTTATAACGTCTATATAATTTTTATTTAATATTAATTTGTGTATTTCTTCGAATATAATAATTAATTTATTTTCGCTATTTATAATTTTATTTAATTCATTAATATAAATTACACCATAAATATTTTGAATTCGATTAGTTATATAAAAACTATTAGAACTCTGGTTATGAATCTGGGTACTATTATCTTTTTTTATATTATATTCTTCTGGAACTTTTGTATTAGTATTAATAAATGGACCTACATATTTTAAAATATTTAATATATGGATTAAATCATCTTCAGTACAAGATTTTATACGAGCAATAATCTGTTTATTAAAATCTTGATTTAATTTATATTTATCTTTAAAATTATTTTCTAATATAAAATTTAATTGAGACCATTTAAGACTTAAGATTAATTCTATTTCATCTAAGGCATTATTTTTAATTATATCAATAAAATTTTTGTAAATATATTGAATTAAATAATACTTAATTTCAGGTAAAATATATGAATAAAATATTTCTAACTTTTTATAATAAGATATGTTATTATGTAATTTATTAATTCTATTTAAATTATGTGGTAAATTAGTAGTCTGATATATAATAAATTCTTTTTGTAATATAATACTTATTTTTTGAATAATAGTATCGTATAAAGTATTATCATATACATCTAGATCTTTAATTAAATTTGTAAATTTTTTAATTTCGCTATTATTATTTATAGAAAATTTTATAATTTCATTTTCTATAAATACCAAAATTATATTATCACTTATGATAAATTCTGATAAATATAAATTACAAATTTTAATAAAATTTTGTAAAATATGTTCAAGTTTATTTTCGTTAATTTGATCAGAATTTTTAATAAAAAATTCTGAATTAGTATTATATAATTCATCTAAAATTTGATAATTTTGTTGTAAACTATTATTATTTAAATTTTTTATATTAAAACGTAAAATATTGTTAATATAAAGTATTTTATCTAAAATATTTTTAATAATTTTATTTAAGCTAATCATGGTATATTTATTTTTATTGATTAAACTTCTTATATTATTTCGTGTATTTATTAAATATGTTTTAATGATATATATAATATCTATACAAACAATTTTTTTAATATTATCATCAGATATAAACCATAACAATTGATTTATATAATCATCGCTCAATGTTTTTTTATTATAATTAATATATTGATAGAAAAAATGAGTTAATTGTTCTACATTATTATTAATTGCAGTATGATTTTCTATAATATTAAACTTATCATTAATTGCAATCATTACTATTAAATTAAGATATAATTTATAAATAAAATTGTAATTCAATTTTTATATATAAATTAAAGGATTATATTTTGTATTATAGTTGTATAATGTAACAATAAATGTACCATACTCACTTATAGTACCAGGTATTTTGATTTCTTGTTTATCATTAATTTCTTTATTACCTGGTATACTTAATGGTATTTTTACTTTTGTACCATTTATTTTTCCTTCAACATAGTATTCGTATTGACTTGATCCAGGATAAGTTTGTCGACCGAATAGATTATAAGCTGCTTCAGTAGCTAAAGAATTTTTTATATCAGAATTATTTTGTCGGGTAACAATTCCAATTAATTGATAATTATCCGGATAACCTCGTGTTGGTATTGATTCTAAACCAATTTCATCTGAAATAAAATTAGGTTTAGATAATTTATATTTTATATAATTTGTATTAATATCTCGAGGTAATCTTCGTTCTGGAGGGAAAAAATCATCATATAATACTTTTTTATCTCGTAAATCATTATATAATATATTAGTATTTTCTCTAGAGATCATATCTTTGTAAGGATCATTAAAAATATCTTCAGAAGTTTTTAATTTTTGTATTATATTGCTTAAATGATTAATTAAATTATCATCATAATTATACGTGTCAATAGATTTATATTTTATTTTTTCTTTATGAATATACCATACAGATAAACCAATTGTAAAACAAAATATAACACAAAAATAATTAAAAGGAATACATATATTATTATTCATTATAAATAAATAGATTTTTATAAAATAACTATCAAAAATAATTATATATTTTTGATTAAATAATAAATAGTAACAAATTTTGTAGAAGAAGCAGCGGTTTTGTTTTCATTATCTATACTTTTAGTACTCTGTTTAAAGGTTGTTGGCAAAAAACTAGATTTTTTTACCAATATTGATGGCAATATATGTTCGTCATTACCATCCCTTTGTGATATTGATACTGATGGATCTGATGTCTTATCATTTAAATTTAAATATCGTTTTCTAGGATATATAAATAAAATTTTATTTTTTAATATATATGATAATAAAGCTAAAAAATTTTCTAATTGGATATTATTTTCAAGTATTATCCTTGAATTTACTAACCATGATTTTAAAATAAAATGTTCTATTGAATTAGAACTAGGTTCTAAACTTAATCCATATTGTAATAACTCTTTACTCAATATTATTTTATTATAATCTAAATTAGGAAGAACCCATGCCCATATCCAAATATTTGTTTGATTGTCAAAATAACCTAATAATTCAAAATCAAATTCATCTTTATTATTAAATATTATTAAATCCATATTTAAATCACTATAATCATAAGCCATTTGAATATTAATATTTTCTGTTTTTATTAAATTTTTATAAGTTGTATTTTGTTCATCGAAATGTGTTAATGCAGTTTTAATTAATTGTGATAATAATTCATTTTCCATTATACAATACAATATTGAGAAAAAAAATTTAGATGTATATATATATATATAGGATAATAATATAGTTAAATTAATAACAGTTGCTACACATTATACAGGATATTTAAAATGGTTAGAAGCATCTTGTAAGAAATATAATGTCAAATTAATTAAATTTGGTTGGGGTCAAAAATAGTAAGGCGTTGGTGAAAATTTGCTTTAATAAAAAATTATTTATAAGGATTGAAAACTTATATTTTTTTAAATATTTTTTAATAATATTTAAAAAAATATTTAAGATCCAATAGATTAAAACAATTTACTAATAAAAAAATAATTATTTCAAAGATAGAATGCTACTAGTATCATATTTTGTTTTTGGTAAGTTTAAATCACTTTTATTGAATTCATGTACATATATGGGATGTGTTCAAAATTTGTTGGGATATGTTTAATGATGCAAATATTTTTTTAGTTTATATAAATTCATTACAAAATATATTAAATATATCAGAAATTGTAATTAATATATTTTAATTCTTAACTATATTTTATTCATTGTAATGGAAATACAATTATATATGATATATTAATTTGTTTAGGTTATAATCTAACAACTGAAGAGATTAATATATTATATTATTTAGGATTAAAGACTAGGATAGCTAAAGCTATCAATATAATTAAATCTGTAAGTTTTTTATATTGTTAATATTCTGACTATTATATTATTTTTTAAAATAATTAGATAGAAATATATTAGTATTTTTTTATAAATGATAATTACAGGTGTAAAGTTAAATTATATTTTATTAATAAATTGGTTTATGTATTATTACAAGTTATACTTTTATATAAAAAATTGATAAAGTAATTATTTATTATAATACTTATCTTTATTATATAATGATGAATAATCCTTTTATTAATACATCAATAACTTTAACTCATATAGATGAAAGGGATAATGATAATATTGAATTAGATCAATCGAATATTATTAATTATTATAATACTTTATATATAGTCTGTAAAAAGAAGAATTATATATTACCATCAGAAATATATAATTCTACAATAGATGAAGATATATTTTTGAGTATTGGTTTAAATTTAATATTATTACAAGCTCCTATAAATTTAATACAAAATAGTCATCATTTTCATAATATCGTAATATTATCCAAAAATCAATTAGAAAAATATAATGTTTTAAATTATAATTTGGATGAATATAATATAGTACTTCCAATTTTTAATCTAAATCTAGATTATATATTTATGTATATTGATCAATATCAAAAACAAAAATATTCATTAGAAAATTTATATAATATTGTATTATTAAATAATTATTATTTTGATAAATATACACAATTATCAAATTATTCTTATGTAATAAATTATATTAATAATTTAGAGATATCGAATTCAGATTTATCGATCAGTAATTTTAATAAAATGAAAAATTCATTTCTTAAAAGACAATTTAAAATTGATACAAATAAAATATCAAATACCCTTGTAGCTAAATTATTATTGGATATGAATTTAGAAAATTTTAATATGGATACCACTAATTATTTATATGATATGTATAAAAATATAAGTGATAAAACATATTGTGATGATATTGATGATATTGATGATAATGATGATAATGATAACATAAAGTTTTCTAAAAATGATATAAATCATTTGTTTGATAATTTAAATGAAGAACAACAAAATATTTTATTTGGAAAATTATTGGTTAGCGAAAAATATTATTATTTAGTAGTTAATAATAGTTATATTTTAACTAAAATGAAACCGGTCATTCATAAATATATATTATTATATAGATATCTATTAAGTTATACTTGGATTTATCTTTATTATAATGAATTAAAAAAAGGTCGTGATACTAAAGTAACAGATAATTTTATTTTTGATATTCATACTGCAGCTTTATTACCAATATTTCCATTTGATCATTCAAGACCAAAATATAATCCATATATGCCTATTTTAGTTAATAATTTTGATTTGAAACCTTTAGATAATTTTTGTGGTGTTCCAGAATATTTTGATCTTGGATTAAATAATGCTGGAATTTGTAATTTAGATGAATTCCGTATAAGATTAAATTTATTTTGTACAGCAAAAATAAATTTTAATATTTTTGAAAATGTTGATTTTCAAAAATATAAAATTGCTATTACAGGTAGTGTAATGGCAGCATGTATTCAAAAAAGGCACCCATTAATGTCTATTTTAAAATATAATAATATACCTTTTAATGAAGAGAAAAATTTAAAATCTGCATATAAAACTTATTCTGATTCTAATACTAGAAATGTAGATTATAAACCAGAAAATTTAGAAAATTTTGCATATGTATTTATTAATTATTTAAATGAATATTATCCAGATTCTGATCTAGATGTAATGTTTATAGCTCAAGATGATTTCATATTTATTGATAATGTACATTATTTATACAACCAAATTAAAGCAAATATTGCTAAATTTATTAATAATAATAAATATGATAAGAAACAAATATTCATTCAATTATTATTAAATAAAACAAATTATTTATTTGTTTCTGAAGATTTTATTATCGATAATATAAATTTAGATATTTATGGTACAAATATTGACAAATTAAAATATATAAATGAAAATATTAATTCAAATATAGTGAAAGAATTATTTAGACCATATTATGAAGAATTACTTGATAAAAAATATAATGATATAATAAAAGATTTATCTCAGGAAGAAATTGAAATTTTAAAAAATAAATATCCCGATATTTTTGATAATACTAATACAAATTTTAAGATTTGTATTAATAAAAAATTAAAAAAAAATAGTTCTATCGATTTAGAATTTACATATAAATATAATATCGAATCAAATATTTTAACTAAAAATTTAGAATTATTTTCAATAAAATATGATGATTTTTTTGCTACAGTATCATCATTTCATCTACCATGTGTTAGAAGTTATTATGATGGTTTAAATGTCTATTTAACTCCCTCTTGTATTACTGCACATCTTACTTATATGAATATTGATTATAAATATATTTTTGGTACAAAAGATCCTTTAGATATTTTAAATAAATATCGTCTCCGAGGTTATGGTACTTGGTTAAATAATGATGAGAAAAAAATTATATTTGAATATTCGCAAAAATTTTATTTTTGGAAAAATTTGTATGCACTTGATAATACAAATTCAAACAATACTATTTCAAAATTTCGTTTTTTTGGTCCAATAGAATTAAATAGTAAATTTTATCGTCCACGATTATATAATATAGATAATTATCTTAATCTATCATATATCGAAACAAAAAATAGGTATGATAATAATATTACAAAATTACCAATTTATAAATATAAAACTTTATCAACAATTAATATTATGCTGGAAAAATTTAAAACATTAATAAATAATCCTTATATTAATTATGAAAAATTATCAGCTATTGATGCAGATGGAAATTTTATGCCTGTAAAATTGTGGATTTTTTTAAGTATTTATGAAAATTAATGTAATCTTGTTAGTATTAATATTTAAAACTTTATTTTGTTATATAGAACCTTCAACAAAGTAGGAGATTATAGATCTAAATTATTTAAAGATAATATTAGGTGTACTAATATTATGAATATTCTAACAAATAAATATGATTTATTTATATTTGATTTAAATAATACAATTGTAAATGTAGAAAATTATCATTATAAAGCTTGGTTACTTACATTACAAAATATATTAGGATCAGAATTAATCTTTTCATTTGATTATTTTTGTGATCATTTTCATCCAAAAGATTCTGAAAGTATTAAAAATTATTTGTTTAATAAATTTAATTTATGTAATTATGAAGAAATTATGGAAAAAAAAAATAATATATATTTGAATTTATTAAAAAATGATAAAAATAATATTAAATTAATAGATGGTTTTTTAGAATTAATTAATTTTATCATAGCTCATGATAAAAAATTTATAATTGTTTCAGATACATATAAAAATAATATCGATTTTATATTGGATTTATATCCGATTTTAAATAAAGCTTATAAAATATATTATAGAGAATTAATTAATAGAAAATTTGATAAAAATTTATACATTCAAATATATCATGATCATTATTTTACATATAAAAAAATTATATATTTTACATTTTATATTATTGTTATTGATGCTTTATATGATAAAGATATTGATTTATATTATATTAACAATTATGCAATAGATCCTTATTATTCAACTATTAAAGATGAATACAAAATTTTGTGTTTCAAGAATTATAAGGAAGTATTTAATTATAATCTAGAAAATAAAATTATTAATACACTTAGAATTTTATCAAATGATATGATTAATAAGGCGAATTCAGGTCATCCTGGATCTACTATAGGTTGTGCAGCAATAATGTATGTTTTATGGTATAAAATTATGAATTATAATCCTAAAAATCCATTACTTTATAATAGAGATAGATTCATATTATCTAATGGACATGCTTGTGCTATATTATATGTAATGTTATATTTATTACAATATAATTATTCTTTGCAAGATTTACAAAATTTTAGACAATTATACAGTATCACACCAGGTCATCCAAAATTTAATCCGAAATTGGGTATAGAAGTAACTACAGGTCCTTTAGGTCAAGGTATTGCAAATGGTGTAGGGATGGCTATTGCCTCTAAAAAATTAAATTATGATAACAAAATATTTGTTATGTGTGGTGATGGAGATTTAATGGAAGGTATTAGTTATGAAGCATGTTCCTTAGCAGGACATTTGGAATTAAATAATTTAATTTTATTATATGATAATAATAAAACTACAATTGATGGTCATACAAATTTAACTTTTACAGAAAATATCAAAAAAAGATTTAAAGCTCAGAATTGGAATTTTTTAGAAGTTATTAATGGAGATACTGATATTGATGATATATATAATAAATTAATATTAGCTTGTCAATCAAACAAACCAACTTTAATATCTGTACATACAACTATAGGATATGGATCTTTGCAATCCGGAACTAATTTAGTCCATGGAGTACCATTAGGTAAAAAAAATACAATTGAATTTAAAAAATTTTTTAATTTTAATACTACTAAAAATTTTCATATTGATGATGATGTATGGGAATTTTTCAATCAACTTAGTTATAAAAAAAGTAAATTAAATCTTTTAAATAGTATATATATTGATCATTTTAATTATAATTTTATTAGTTCTAAATTAGATATTCTCAAAAATAATACAAAAGCTTATGCAACAAGAGATTTATCAAATTTTTGTTTAAATATTTTAGATAAATATTTAGATAATGTTATCATTGGTTCAGCTGATTTAGCCGAATCAACACGTTTAATTATTGAAAGTAATTATATCACAAAAAATAATTTCAAAGGTAAATATATTCATTTTGGTATTCGTGAACATGCTATGGCAGCAATTGCTAATGGTTTAAGTACATTTGGATTTATTCCTATTATAAGTACCTTTTTAATTTTTACAAATTATTGTTTAGCTAGTATTAGATTAGCAGCTATTTCTCAACATAAAGTTATCTATATTTTAACACATGATAGTATGTTTATAGGTCAAGATGGTGAAACGCATATTCCTGTAGAATCATTATCTATATTACGTAGTATTCCTCATACTTATGTTTTTAGACCATGTGATATTAAAGAAGTAGTTGAATCTCTAAAAATTTCTTTAAAATATAACGGTCCGTCATGTTTAATTTTATCACGACAAACAATTCCTTATATACCTTCAATAATTAGTCATGATAGTGATATTCATAAAGGAGCTTATATTATATATAAAAATTTAAAAAGAAAAAATTTAGAAGAAAATAAAACAGATGTAATATTAATAGGAACTGGTTCTGAAATACATTTGTGTATAGATATTGCTAAAGAATTGGTAAATTATAATATTATTGTTGTATCAATGGTATGTACCCAATTATTTGATCAACAAACCGATACTTATAAAAAATCAATATTGCCTCCTAAAATACTAAAAATAAGTTTAGAAGCTGGGAGTACAATATGTTGGTATAAATACGTTGATTATGCATATGGTATTAATGATTTTGGATTTTCAGGTACAAGCGATGATTTAAAAAAACATTTTAAATTTACGGTTAAAGATATTGAACAATTTATTATAAAAAAATTGAATTAAATATTTGTTTATTATATAAATATATTACTAATGGATATTGATAATAAGATTAGAGAAACTACTATATCTCAATTAGAAAATATATTTGAAACAACAGAACAAAGTCCTATTAAGTCATGCAAGCTTGTCGAAACAAAATCTAAAAATGAAATTAAAAAATTAATAGATGATATTGAATATAGTATTTATAAATTTAGTAAAGAATATGCAGAATTTAATAATACTCCATATTTAATTATTTCTATCTATGAAAATAAGAGTAGTGAAATTCTTGATGAGATTTTAAATCAAAATTCTAAGTATTTATTGAATGCCTTATTAAACAAGACAATCAATCCAAAAAAAATAGCTTATTTAAAACCTGAAGAATTAAATCCAGATAAATATGAAAAAATTATTCACAAACGAGAATTAGAAGAATATAAAAAAAATAACAAGGTAGGATCAAGTGTATTTAAATGTAAAAAATGTAAAAAAACAAATTGTACTATTGTAGAGAAACAAACACGAGCAGCAGATGAACCGCCTACGCAATTTATAACTTGTAATGAATGCGATTATGTTTATAGGATAAATTAAGAAAAATATTGATTTTAATTTAAATTTAATAGAGGTATATATTTCCATGTATTTAGAGTTTTTATTAAAATTTTTTCTTCTGTAACAATTACCGTACCATCATTACATTTACCATAATTTTTTTGATTATAAAAATAAGTATTATCATGAATATTAATAAAATATTCATTATAAGCATTTGTTATTCCATTAATTATTTCGAATATAATATAAGGCATATCAAGAATTTTTGATTGGTATTGTAATAAATAAAGCCCATCTGGTATGACTGTAACTATATTATTAATTGATTTAATAATAGTATGTGGTTTATCATAATAATATATACCATTTGTGGCATCATGTGAAATTCCATTATCATCAATAAATGTTAAAATACTATGATCTAAATCTATATAATAACCAGAAAAAGCAAATTTAGTAGGTAAACCATTAATAATATTATATAAATAATATTCATCATTTTTCCATCCGGTTGCTCCAATACTATAATAAGCAATATTTGATTTTAATCGATAAAATCCATTAGGAACTATTTCATTATTAAAATTTTTTAATTTGAAATTATCGGAAACATCAAAAAAATAACATCCTGCAGGTCCTGTAAGTGAAGGAACTGTATTATCTATTTTTGTAAAAGTATTTGTTATTATCTCATTAATATTTAATGTATATCCATATTTAAAAACATGTGCTTCTAACATATTAACTTGTGTAGACATATTACTATCACAAGATTGTTTTAAAATTTTTGATCGTAAAATACCTAAGTTATTTATTTGTGTCATATATAATATAATATAAATTAGAAATTATTATTGCTTAAATAAACTTATAATCTTATAATAAAAATATTTTTTCTAAATGTTTTATTATGTCTATTATTGAATTAACATCAAAAGGATCATTAGATAATGAATTATTAAGTCATAACTTATCTTCATTTGCAAATGATTTTTATTTTCGGAATAAAAATAATTATGTTAAATATGATACAATATTTTATCCAGAGGGTAAAATTAATTGGGGAAATACTATTAGATTTTATATTGAACGTAAAGGTGATTTATTATACGGTTTATATTTAGTTGTTAAATTACCAAAGTTATCTATATCAAATTTAAATATTTATCCAAAACCTAATGAGAATGATCCAAATAATTTATATAGAATTAAATATACAGATTTTATAGGAAATGCTTTAATTAAAAAAGTTGGATTATATATAAATGGTCAATTAATTGAAGAACAAACTGGCGATTATATGCAATTATACACAGATTTATATTTTTCTGATAACAATAGAAAAAAAATGTTGGGTTTAGACGATTTTATAAATAAACCGAATTTAAAAATTGATTCTGAATATGTATATATACCATTAAAATTTTGGTTTTGTTTGGATTATTATAATCCTTTACCTGTATTAGCATTACAATATTCAGAAATTTATATTGATGTTACTTTTAATGAATTTAATAATTGTATTTGTATTTTACAATATAATTTACAAAAAACAAAATTATTTCATAGTAATTTGATGCATCAAGAAATGCCAATAGAGGATTCATTTTTACAAGCAAATTTTTATTGTTTAGATAGTAACGATCGAATATTAATTTCTAACAAAAACTATGAAATACTAATCTTACAATCACAATTAAGATCAATTAATTTAAATATGCATACAGGGACATTAAATTTAGATTTTAATAATATTGTAAAAGATATCTTATTTTTTATTCAACCCATTAACCATAAATTATATGGAGAGTATTTTAATTTTTCTGCAAGAATGACCTATCTTCCTGTAGAATTATATGATACCGATATTAATTTGAATTTATGGGAATTAGAACCTAAAAAACATTTATTAGTTAAAGCCCGACTACTATTTAATAGTAATGAACGTATTGGATGGCGTGATTATAAATATTTTTATTTTATGCAAAACCATGAAAATTATAGAACTAATATACATAGTTACATATATATGTATTCTTTTGCAACTAATCCAAAAATTACTAATATAATGGGATGTAATTTTTCAGGTATTGATAATCCCCAACTACAAATAGAAATTAAACCAAATGTATTTTTTTTGAATGAAGAATCAAATATTAAATATCCTGTAAATAATAATTATGAATTTAAATGTTATGCAACTAATTATAATATATTAGTTATAAAAAATGGATTAGGTAGTCTAAAATATATTAATTAATAAGATTTTTTTATTTAATCATTCTTATTCGTCTTATAATATATAAAATATATCTAAATATTATTTTCATTATAAATTTAATGGAAATTTGCAAAGGATGTTTTAAAATTAGTGTAAATACTAATATAACTCCAAGTAATATCCAATTAATTGGGTTTAATATAGATGATTATATTATGTTTAAATATAATCTAGGAAATTCAATAGAATATATTCAATATTGTCCTAAAAAAAAAATTCAATATTATATATTTTTTGAATTAATAAATAAATCACCTTTATGGGAAATAATTTATGATATATCACAATATTTTACATGGAACGATAATCTATTTTATTATGATATTAAATTCATTATAAATATTCAACCTGGTTTAATCCACAATTATATTAATATGTCATTTGCCTTAAATTCTATATTATATGAATTATATTTAACTCAAGAACCAATATTTTCTAATATTGATTTCACAAATACTAGTATTATACCATATACAAAATCTCAAATACCTTCAAAAAAATTTAAATTACAATTATATAAATATCAAGAAAAAACATTAGGAAAAATGTTAGAACTAGAAAATAATATAAAAGATTATTATATTAATTATACTCATATTATTGATTTTAAAGGCACAAAAGTCTTATATGATCCTATATCAAATACAAGTGTAAATGACCATAAATCTTTTAATATAACATCAATGGGTGGTATTCTAGCCGATGAAATGGGGTTAGGAAAAACTATATCATGTATTGCTTTAATTTTATCTAACCCATTATCTAATCATTTTCCTTTATTATCATATTCTAATTTATTAGGAATTAATAAAATTAATTCCAAGGCTACTTTAATTTTATGTCCATCACATTTAGCTAAACAATGGGAAAATGAAACAATTAAATGTATTTATGATAAAAAAAATAATCAAATAAATTCAAAATTAAAAATTTTATTAATTTTATCAAAAAATGATTATAATAAATTAACTTTTAATGATTTTATCAATTCAGATATAATTATTACAAGTCATCAATTTATTATGAATTTTAAATTTTATCCAACACTTCATTACCAATTTTGTACAGCATCAACATTTAATTTTGAAAATAGAAATAATATGATTCGAGATTATATATTTACAAATATACATAATATTACAAATAGAAAAAAATTAAATAAATTGGAATATCCATTATTTGAATTTTTTAATTTTCATAGATTTATTGTAGATGAAGGTCATGAAATTTTTGGTGAATTATTAAATACTATAGCATTAGGTAAATATATGGCAAAATGGATTATAAATATAGATGCAAATTATTATTGGTATGTATCAGGAACACCTTTTATGAATTTTACTAGTCTTAAAAATTGTGCTAAATTTATAAAATTAAAGTTACAAGATAAAGAAACTAATATACAATTTGATTATGTACAATCTAACTATACAAATATGATTAATCTTAATTTTATGAATAAAAAATATATTTGGGATGAAATATTGAAAGCTATAACTATTCGCCATAGAAAGGAAGACATAACTAATCAAATTGAAATACCAGGGTATGAAGAAAAAATTATTTGGATAAAATTAACTGAGTTAGAAAGACAATTATATGAATCAAAAAAAAAATCGAGAGTATCGATTCAATATTTACAACAATTATGTTGTCATCCTCTTATTATTGAATCTAGTAAAAAAATTTTTGGCGATGTAGAAGTTGATTTAGCATTAATGCAAGATAAATTAATTACTTATCATAAAAATAACTATGAAATGTATAAAAATAAATTAGATAATTTAGATAAAAATCGTCAAGAATATCATATGTTAAAAAAAACATATGAAACACATATTACAGAATCAAAATATTTATTTACCATTCTCGAGAAAATGAATTCACCAGAAGTTTTTAATGAAGAAAATTGTTCTATTTGTTTAGAACAAATTATACATCCAACTTTAACAACTTGTGGACATTTATTTTGTAATACATGTATTAAATTATGTTTACAAAATAAAAAAAATTGTCCAATATGTAAAACTGACTTAATGGGTAAAGATTTAATATTAATTAATAACCTAAATAAAAAGGATGAAGATATATGTCCTTTGATTCAAAAATATGGATCAAAACTTGGAAAATTAATCTCCATTATTAAATATTTGATTACACATGATGATGTACGTATTATTGTTTTTTCACAATGGGACGATATGCTTACATTAATAGGTAAAACACTTATAGATAATAATATTAAAAATAGTTTTATTAAAGGAAATATATGGTCTAGAACATCTGCTATTACCAAATTTAAAAATGGTATAGATAATAAAATTATTATGTTAAGTTTAAAAAATGCAGCTTCTGGTACAAATTTAACCGAAGCTACGCATATATTTTTCGTTGAACCTATTAATGCAAGCAGTGAAGAGATTAGATCAATTGAATATCAAGCTATTGCAAGAGGATGTCGTATTGGACAAAAACATAAAATTTTAGTAATGCGTATTTTGATTGAAAATACAATTGAAGAAGAAATTTATAGAGAAAATTATAATGCTAATATTGATGTATCTTTTGATATTAAAAATTCAGATTTAATTATTGTATAAAAATTGATTATTTAAATATTAATTTTATTATTAATTATTGTATGAATTCTGTTTTTAAAATTAATGTTAATAATGATGAAACTATTGAATGTATACCTTTGTCTGCAAAAGTATTCCAAAATTCTTATGATGAAAAATTAAAAAATCTTATTAAAATTGCTGTTTTCAAATATTTATATTTAGAAGCTATAAATTCTAAAATTTATAATTTCCCTTTACAACTTAAATTATGTTATACTTTATCAGCTTCGGATATTGATTATGGAATTAGTATTTTGGAAATTTCAAAAAATGATTTACTACTGGTTAAAAAATTATATGTGTCAAAAAAAAATATCTATTTATATAAAAATAGAAACAGATATTTTATTATTAATGTAAATACAATGACAAATGTAATTAGTAGTATTGTACAAGTATATAACTAGATTTTCTTTAAAAATTTAAATTTAGAACTTTCTACACAGTTGAGGTTATATATAAATTAATAATGATTTTTTTAATTTTATTCTAACTCCAAATAGTTTATAAATTTATATAATATTTTGATTATTAAAGACGTAATAAAAACAATTATAATAATTTTAGGTTAATAAAATAGTCAATATAAAACAAGTTTATTTTTTAAATTTATCTTTAAATATAATTTTGGGAATAATTCTTTTATATACAATGACATTATGAAAAAATAATTATAATAATTTTAAGGTAATAAAATATTATAAAAATAAATTAAAAATTTATTTTTATAATCTATATTAATGTTCAATCAACTAGTTAATACATGTAAACCAAAAAAAGGTTATTATATAGGTTTAGGTATATCTGTAATTTTAAATCTAGTTTTTATACCATTATTTTTATATGCAATATCTAAACCAGTAACAGTTGAAAAATTTCAAACAAAAATAAAAAAAAAAAATGTCTAAAAAAGACTATTTAATAATATAAATATATTATTAGTCAATATTAGGACTAGGCATATCTGTGGGCATATCTGTGGGCATATCAGTAGGCATACCAGGAGACATTCCTGGTGGCATACCTGCTGGCATATTAGCTTGATAAGCTTTAGTAATTAAAGGAGATAATTCAGTTTCGATTTCTTTTCTTTTTGCTTCTAATTCTTCAGTCGTAGAATTAGGATTATCATCTAACCATTTTAAGGTTGAATCTACTGATGTTTCAATAGTGGATACATCAGTTCCTAGCGATTCTTTCATTTTTTCATCATTCAATACAGATGATTTAATATTATAACAATAACTTTCCAAACTATTTTTAGCTTCTATTTTTTTTCTGATATTTTCATCATCTTCTTTAAATTTTTCAGCTTCTTTGATCATATTTTCAATTTCTTCTTTACTTAATTTATTAGAATCATTAGTAATAGTAATTTTTTCTGATTTTCCTGTGGATTTTTCTACAGCAGATACTTGAAGAATACCATTTGCATCTACATCATAAGTAATTTCGATTTGAGGAACACCTCGTTGCATAGGTGGAATACCTTTAAGATGGAATTCACCTAATTTATTATTATGTACAGTTAACTGACGTTCACCTTCATATACTTGAATAGTAACTCCAGGTTGATTATCAACAGCTGTTGAAAATGTTTGGGTTTTTTTAGTTGGTAACGTTGTTCCACGGGGAATTAATACAGTCATAATATTACCAGCTGTTTCTACACCTAATGATAATGGTGTTACATCTAATAATACTAATTGATCTAGTTTACTATCTGAAATCCCTGATAAAATAGCTGCTTGGACAGCTGCACCGTACGCAATTGCTTCATCTGGATTAATAGATTTACATAAATCTTTACCATTAAAATATTTAGATAGTAATTCTTGAATTTTTGGAATTCTAGTAGACCCACCAACTAATACAATATCATCAACTTCAGCTTTGCTTAATTTCGCATCTTTTAGAACTTTATCAACAGGTTCTAATGTTTTTTGAAAAATATCAGAACATAAACTTTCAAATTTTGCTCGATTTAATACTGTACTAAAATCAATACCTTCATATAAAGAATCTAATTCGATAGTTGTTTGTGTTAATCCTGATAATGAATGTTTAGCTTTTTCAACAACTGATCTAATTCTACGTAAACATTTTTTATTATCTATAAGATTAATTTTATGTTTTTTCTTAAATTCGTCAACTATATAATTAACAACACGATTATCAATATCTTCTCCTCCTAAATGAGTATTACCAGATGTGGCTTTTACTTCAAAAATCCCATCTTCTAATGATAGTAATGAAATATCATGAGTACCCAAATGTTATCGCGAGGGAGTTTAACCGTCGCTTCTTGTACTTTCATACAAGTTCAGACTATATCTTATTTACTAACTAATAAATATAATTTATTTAAATTTATTAACCAATTATGTGGATTTATTAAAAAATAATTACTATATTTTTTTGATAATATCAAATTTTTAACTGCCATTTCTTTTGCATTCCATTTACCAGATTTAATATCATTTTTATGCCATATATGATTGTCTTTAATTTCAATTAAAATATCATTAATTTGAAAATCAACTTTATATATTCGATTTTTATTTTCAAAAGAATAAGGTACTTTCGGACCATTATATACAATTATTTTATTTTCATTACACCATTTTATAAATTTAAGTTCTAATTTAGATTGGTATAATATTTTTTCATTATTGCAATTATTATATGCTTTTAAATTAAATATTTTATTAACCAAAGAACAATCATGACATAATATTTTTATATTATTTTTAAATTTTTCTAATGTTTTAGCTCTCCAAATTGAATTACAATTATCACATTTTAATATCGGTTGATGAGCTTTAAATAAACTATTATTTTTTTTATCATATATAAAACTGCTAAATCTCATTTGATTTGCTACTTTAATAATAGCCCAATATTCATAATTATCTATATCGTTTAAATTGTTATTATGAAAGCTTATTATATTTTTAGATATTCTATTATAATCGGAGTCCGTTAAATGGAAAGAAAAATAATTTTCTTTAAAATCATCATCATATTCATTAAATAGCATTAAACTATTTTCTTTTAAATATATAGGAGTATTTATATTATCAATATCTTTTTTAACATTAATTTTATTTCTATGAAACTTATTCATCATGAATAATGAATGATTATATCTTTTTTCATCATTACTATTTCTACATAAATAACAATTTATCGAACATTTATTAATTTTTCTTATTAATTGGGTTGACCCTATAGAATGCACTGATGAACAATTAATACATTTATATTTAATAATATATTTATCTTTTTTAGCTAAAGGTTTATCGTTTAATAATAGATGCCATATATTATTTTTTTTAGCAGAATATTTATTCATTGAATATTCTAATTTTAGTGATAATATATCCACATTATCATCATTTAATTTTATTTCAATAATATTATCTAATAGTAATTGTCTATTATCCATATAATTAGTATATACTCATTTTTTAAATCTATTTATTAGTTAAGTAAATCCTGGCATTCGTGGGATGTTCAAGTTATAAACTCTACTTATCCTAGTCGTTGAACCGGCATGTTATTACTAACATGATTGGCTGCTGATTGTCCATTGTAACATCTTTTACCTTTTTTAAACCTTCACGTTTATCCTCACAGATTACGTTGTGGTAGGAAAAGCTTTAGGAGTTTCCAGCAATTAACCAGGTTCCTATATATAAATTATATATAGGGGGTATCTAACATACCCAGGAGGCAGTATCGTATTTACCTCCGAAATCAAATATTAATACATTTCTTGCTTTTGCACTGATTTTATCTAGACCATAAGCAATAGCAGCTGCTGTTGGTTCGTTAATAATTCTTAATACATTTAATCCGGCAATCATTCCAGCATCTTTAGTTGCTTGTCTTTGCGCATCATTAAAATATGCCGGTACAGTTATTACAGCATTATGAACTTCATGTCCTAAATAATCTTCAGCCGATTGTTTCATTTTAGTTAAGACCATTGAAGAAATTTCCTCCGGCGAGAATTCTTTTTTTTCATTTTTGTATTTTACTGAAATTTTAGGTTTATTATTATGATTAATTAAATTGAAAGAATAATGTTTAATATCTTCTTGAATTTTTTCATCATTATAATCTCGTCCAATCATACGTTTTGTATCATACACAGTATTTTCTGGATTGCTCGAAGCAATATTTTTAGCCGCCGTACCAATTAATCTTTCAGTTTCTGTAAAACTGACATAAGATGGTGTTGTTCGATCACCTAAATCATTTGCTATAATTTCAACATTTCCATTTTTCCATACTGCAACACAACTATAAGTTGTACCTAAATCAATACCTATCGCAACTTTATTTTTCATTAAAATTAAAAATACAAAATAACTTTAAATATATTTAGAATTATTATTTTGATTTAAAAAATATATATTAAGAATTAATATATTTAATATATTAATTTTTAATATATGAATGATATTAAACAAAATAAATGGAAAAATCAAGCTTGTATGATTGGTTGTAATTTTAAATGTAGAAAATATACTAATCTTTATAAAATAAGTACTACAGATAATATTATATTAGTTAATTTAAAAGATTATAAATTTAAATTTAATTTTTGTCCTTTATGTTTAACAGAATATAAATATAAAAATAAAAATAAATCAATAGATTATTCTATTAGGGTTGATTCTAGATGTGGTCATTATATTTGTAATAATTGTTATAAACACAATAATAATTATAAAACTATATCATCTACTAATTATAATTATATTTATATTTATGATCTTATTGGCAAATGTTCTAAATGTAAAGTTCATTCAGATGAAATCAACGGTCCAATATTTTTTTTTTCCTATATCAAAAAAAAAGGATTTTGTCCAGATTGTGCTAATAATATTATAAAACAAACTCCTTGGTATATATGTGTTAGTAAGTTTATATTCAATTTTTTAAATATACTTAACTCAATATAGCGATGCTACGGATTTGAAATTAATAATCTCAGAAATCACATCAATTTCATTCAGCCAAAATTAACCCCAAACATAAATTTAATATATATAAATTATATATATTAAATGTAACGTATCAAAAAAATTTATTTATGGGAGCATCGTGAAAGTTTAGAAAAATATAATATTTAATATTATATTAAATAACCTAATTCTAATGTTAATGAATAATCTAAATTATTCATATCTATCGTATTAAAATAGGGATCTAAAAGTTCAATATCAAATCTATCAATATTTACTCGTTGTCTAAATATATATTGTTTAGTTATAAAATTTTTATTATCATAAACATATTCATTTTTTTTATTTAAGATTATTTTTCCTAAATAAGTATTTTTATTTAATCTATAACTTGTATCTAATTGAATATATTTATCTAAAATTTTATCTGTATTATATATAATTCCATAATCATTTATACGTATAAAAATATAATTATCATTGGGTATGTTTAATTGATTTTCTGCTTGTATATAATAATTATTATTAATATTATCATATTGACTATTATATATATTATTGGAAAAACCTAAAATAGTTCCTAAGGATTCATAAATATTAAAAGTTGAAAAATCTAAAGTAAAATTATTCGAATGAATTATTTTTAATAAGTTATTATCGTTAAAATTAAATGTTGGTAAACTTAAAGAAGTCAAAATATTATTTATTTTATTTATTAAACTAGTATTAGTATAATTTCCATTACTTATTTGAACAATATATGAATTTGAATTAATATTAATTATAAAAGATGTATTATTTTTTTTTTGTTCAAAAGTATAATAAAAATTGGGAAATTCAATACTAGTTATTTTTATATATTCAACATTTTTAAGTTTATCGCCCAATTTAATACTAAATTTTCCTGCATTTGGATATATAATTTTATTTCTATACTTAGAATCAATATTTATTAACGCATTTTCCATTTCTATATAATATTATAATATTATATTATTAAAAAAATTTATTTTATTAAACTACCTTTATTAATTTATGTTTATTAAATAGCACGCATTATACTATAAATTATTGAAAATATAACTATTAGACAAAAAATTACAAGAGAACTAATTCCTATTGTATAGGTTAAATTAAAATTTCCAAATAAGTTATTAAAAATATCAGTTAATATATTTATACTACCATCTACACCAGCACCTACACCAGCACCTACTACATCTATACTAGTACCTACGCCAGCACTTACTACGTCACCTACTGAATCACCAATACTCTGAATATCTGATGTTATGATACCTGTTACTTGTGAAGAAACAGGTGCTGGAATAATAGAAATTCTACCACAAATACCATTACCATTACTATTACATGCGGTAACTTTATTTAATGTAGTAATTTGTATTTCATTCTGGTCTATAAGAGTAATTGTATAGGGGGTATTTAGTAAACTAGGATTAGAAGGGCAGTCTACAATTTTAATTTTATCTAGGTCAATAAAACCACCTGATTCCCATGGACTTGGTGGTGAAAATATAATATTAGCTGTAATAGCAGATTCTGATGATGTATCTACTATAGATATTATATCCAAAATTTTTGTTAGTTTTTCATCATAAGCTTTTTGAGATTGAGTTATAACAACAGCTCCAGCCACTGTTGTTGCTAAAATACCAGCAATTATAGCTGGATTTTGTCTTATTGTACGAGCTGTACCTGTTGCTATAGTTCCAACACTTCGTCTTATATTTGTTAAAGCAGGTAAATTCTTGACTAAGTCAGCATACTTTCCAGATGTACTAAATGCTGGCTTTAGCGAAGACACATTTAATGCTGGCTTTATCGAAGACGCATTACTAAATATTCTACTTCCAAATCCTCCTACATCTGTTGCTATACTTGCTCCTTTTGCTAAACTTTTAAACATGCTTATTATTATATATATATATATATAATTTTAAAAAAATATAATTATATAATTTTATTTTTTTAAAATTATATATATAGTAATGGGTACACCTGATGATGATGATGATGATAATAGTAATGTAATCTTAATTATAGGGATAATTGGAATAGGGCTAATATTTTATTTTATGTATAATAAAAACCCTACTCAACTAACACCACAACCTACAACACAATCTACAACACAATCAACACCACAACCTACAACACAATCACCACCACAACCTACAACACAATCTACAACACAATCTACAACACAACCTACAACACAATCACCACCACAACCTACAACACAATCAACACCACAACCTACAACACAACCTACAACACAACCTACAACACAACCTACAACACAACCTACAACACAACCTACAACACAACCTGCAATGGGGTCAAATAATACAGCTACAACTACTGTACCAAATCAAAATTTAACCAAAGAACTTGGAATTATGGGTGCAGGTGTATTAGCTAATATAGCTTTGTCTAAATTACTAGAAAAAGGTGCATTAAAAATAACTAATAAAATAGCTGCTCGTATCACATCAAAAATGATTATAAAAACTATTCAAACCACTTTAACTAAATTATCTATAAAATCTATGGAAACATTAACAAAACTAGGTGCTAAATTATCGGGTCAACTTTTAACCAAGATATTAGCTACTGAGGTTCTTAAAAATGTTACTTCCTCAACGGCTGCTATGGCATCGAAAGCGTCAGTAAAACAGATGCTAGGAGTAGCAGGGGGTCCTGCAGGCATAGCTTTAATGGCTGCAACCCTTATTTATGATGCTACAGTTTTAGCTATAGATATGGCTGATACAAATGGATATATGAAGATGGGGACAAATGAAACATATATACAACTAAAAAATAACGCTAAAGCAGAGCTTGATAAGGCATTAATGGAGGCAGGGACAGATATACCTAAAATTATTGGACCATTTGATACTGCTTTTGATGAAACTATTATTAATAACTATTTAAATAAATTATCAGAAGATGAAATAACTACAATGAATACTACAGATCAAGTATCACAAGATGATATTGAAAATAAAACATCAGCATATATGGATTATGTAAGTAGTTTTGTAGTACTTGATATGTTTAATGAGCAAGTTGCGAATAGTTTAAGTGAGATGATATCTGATGACCAAGTGGCACAAAAAGTAGAAGAAGCTTACGCACAAAATATAATAACAGATAATGATATTATTAATTATACTCAAACTTTAATCGATTATATTGAGAATATACCTTCACAAGAACAAAAGGATAAGGCGGTAGAAATAGCTTTACAAAAATTATGTGAAGAACATAATGGTAAAATTATAAAGGATAGTGGAGGTGATTCTGTATGTACATTTAAAGATAAAGAAATTTGTCATAATAGTTATACATGGCCTATAAATGATAATAGTAATAAGTATTATGCAGAATGGTCAAATGATACCTATGGAGGATCTTGTATTTTAGCATCATCAACTGTTAGAGCTGCATGTGAAGAAAATCAGCTATCATATAATATTGAAACAGGATTATGTGATATAAATGAGACTTATTGTAAAATGAAAGGTGCTGATTGGTTACCGAACCCTGTAATTAATATGCACGATTGTGTAATACCTGATGGGCAAAAATTTTTGGAAGTGATATTTGGAACTACAGTTGTACGAGGTATTAAACAACTATTTCAAGAATTTGGCCCTTGTGCAGATAATGAAGAAATGATATCTGCATCTGGAAAAGCTTTAACATTTGGTACCCCTCGATGTTATCCTAAATGTAATAATGATTTTAAAAGTGATGGAGTATCGATGTGTTATAAACAATATACTAATTTTTCCGACCAACCTCCTGCAAATTTACATAGAGACAGTTACCCGCTTCCTGGTAAATCAATTGGTACATGTCCTGATGGATATGATAATATTGCTAGTATATGTTATGAAAAATGTACAAGTAACGAAGAAAGAGTAGGAATTATGTGCAGGGAAAAATGTAAATCAGGTACACGGGAATATGGAGGACTATGTTATGAAGGAGATGGAGATATTGCATCCACTTTAACATATACAAGAAGTGCTACTACTCCCAATAAAGCTCCATGTGATCCTGGACAAAATGATGATGGAACTTCATGTTGGGAACCTTATGTATGCAAGCAAGGTGGATATAATAATTATTCATGGGGACTAGTTAATTGCAATGGAGATGGACCGGGTAACAGATGTTACAAAACTTGGATACCCACTTTAGATTGTAGTGGTTGTGGTTGTATAAAAAAAGATTTATTTGCCAGACAATTTTGTAATAGTGGCGAGCTTATAGGAGGACTATGTTATGCAGAATGTAGGAGTGGATTTTATAAAAGCGCTCTTAATTGTACTCGCAAAAGTTATCAACCACAGAGTCGATCTGTTAAATCAAGTGTATTACAATGTAAGTCTGATGAAGATAACATTTCCGGATTATGTTATTCTAAAAATAATAGAGGATGTAGGTCTGGTTATACAATGGGAAATGAACATCTTGGAATATGTAGTGTAAATTGCCCACCCGGAACACAAAGTACAGGTCCTGTCACTTGTACACGAGAATCATATTCAAGAGGTGCAGGTCACCCTCCACCAAGAAAAATACCATTTAGTACTAAATATAATTAAGTCGTAATATAATAATTAATATTATTATTAACATAATAATATTTTTTTTAAATGATAGTCCACAGGAACAAATTTTAAAGCTATCAATTTAAAGAAATTTTTTTCAATTAAACCAATGAATATAAAAATACTACAAATGATAGTATATTAGTTGATTTAAAAAATTATAAATTTATATTTAATCACATATAAATCAACATATTATGCTATTGTGGTGATTCTAGATGTGATCATTATATTTGTAATAATTGCTATAAATATAATAATAATTATGATTATATTTATGATCTTATTGAAAGATGTTTTAAATATAAAAATTATTATAAGAAATAATGGACTAATTTTATCTATATTAAAAATAAAGAATTTTGTGCATAATGTGTTAAAAATATTATAACAAACTCATTGATATGTTTGTATGTATGTGTTTATCTAAATTTTTTAAATAATATATATTTATGGTCTCAATATGTAACTTAACATAGTGATGCTATGGTTTGTAAAAAAATAATCCTAAAGAAATTGTATTATCAGTATTTCAATCAGCCAAAATTAGCACTCAAAGAAAATCTAATTCGTATAAAATCAACTATGACAATGATAATATTTTATATTAATTGAGCCAGAAAAGAAAAATAATACTTAAAAAAACTAAAGAGGGTATTTTGAATATATAATTTTATTTCTATATTTAGAATTAATATATATATAAAAATTTTAATTTTTATATTAAAATTTTTATATATCATTTAATATATAATGGCATATATCTATGCATTACCAAAAAATATAAATATGAATGGAACCCCTCGAAAATGTTTATGCAACTGTAGGTGTGATGCAACGGAATCTATAAAAATTGATTTAATAAATCCAAACACACCAATAGAAATGGAAACTACAACAAACCCTAATAATTATAATTCATGTCCGGAAGGATATGAATATTATGTAGGCGGATGTTATGAACAATGTAAATCTAATGAAAAGAGAACAACTCCAACAATTTGTACAGAAAATTGTCGTGAAGGCACAAGATTTTATGGTGGGCGATGTTATGAAGGGGATGGTAATATTGCAACAGAACTTACTTATACATTACCAAGAAGTGAACTGATAAAAAAACCGTGTGCATCAAATGAATGTGACGATGGAATAAGTTGTTGGAGTAATAAACATACTGATGTGTTTGGACTAACACATTGTATAGGAGGACGCATTACAGCAACGTTATCAGATAGAGCTCAATGTCCTGATGGACATGGTTTAGATCCTGCTAAAACAGGATGTTGGCCCGTAAATTGTAGACCGGGATTCGATAGAATTGGAGCAACTTGTACTCGCAAAAGTTATCAACCAAATAATAGATTAGTTGGTAGAAAATAAAGACCTAAATGCATTTAGGAGTATATTATGATATGTAATATTATATAATATTATGGAAATTAAATTAAATGAAAAGAAAAAAAATAATGCTTTAGAATATTTACCTAAAATGAAATCTAATTATGATTTAGTTTCACCTTTTTATAATGATATTAAATATACCTTATATAATGGATGTAAATATTATCCTAATATGTTATGTGCACAACACGATTTTACTATTTTTAATAAAATTAAGGAAGATTTATTTAAAGAAGAAAATATTATTCATTGGAGTAAACATCATAAAATAGATAATCCTACTCTGTCTACAATTTTTAATAATATTATCGAAAGTATTAGTCGATTTTTTAATATTATCGTGCTTCAAACTAGGCTTAATTACTATACTTATCAAGATTGGAAACCATTTCATCATGATTCGCATGCATATACAAATAAAATGAAAGAAGATATTACAATCGGATGTTCTTTAGGGTCTTCACGTAACTTAACATTTAAACATGTTGAATCCAACATTTATTTTAATTTTCCTCAAAATAATGGTGATATTTTTTGTTTTGATTATGATACCAATATTAAATTTCAACACGGTATATCTAAATTAAAAACTAAAAATCCAGATAATCTTCGAATATCAATTATTATATGGGGAAAACAAAATTGAACATCGATTAACTAATTATTACATTCTTCTACAAAAACTATATCAAAAGTTTTAGAAGTGGAGTCTATACTAATACAGGTAAAAAAATTCTGTTTATACAGATAATTCTCCTAAAAATCAATCTAAGATAAATCCTAAAGTTTGGTCAGAATGGAGCCGGTAATTAGTTCTTTCAAAAAACCTAAAGATTTTGCACATCAGGAAATCAATTTATTACCTAAACGTGATAGATATATAATTAATACTTATTAATTTAAATCATAGTTTATTATTAATACAACTTTCTAAAATTTTCTTATTGAAAATGATAATATTAATAAATATTAATAAATATTATTTGGAATGGTATGATATCATAATCAATTATCAGGTTAAATATTTCTTAAATAAGGTTGTATTAGCTAATTATATTTATAGTTTAATTTAAATTATTAATATTTAGGTATAAATTTTAATAATTTGAATTAAAGAGTATTTATAATATAAATATATTCATATAATGTGTGGTATATGGACATATATTAAATTATTACAAAATAAAAATAAGATAGATTTTTCTAAATTATATGAAGATTTTATGAAATTACAAACTAGGGGTCCAGATACATCATCGTTCAATATATATAATAATAACATATGCATTGGATTTCATAGATTAGCAATTATGGATTTAAATTTTCATGCTAATCAACCATATATATTAGAGGATTTAGGAACTAATAATGTTATTAGTTCTGTTTCTCAAAACAAAGCTTTAGGAAGGACTATTATATGTATTTGTAATGGTGAAATTTATAATTTTAAAGAATTAGATCAAAAACATAATTTGAATATTTTAAATAATGCTGATTGTATGACAATACCTAAATTATATATTAAATACACAGATTTTCTTAAAAATGAATCAACTGATATATCTAAATTTAGTAAATTATTTGAAACTGAAATAAAAGGGGAATTTGCATTTATTTTATTAGAATTTCATAATTTACCACAAAAAAATTTTAAAATTGATTCAAAAGAAACATTATCACCATTCGATTCTTTAGAATTGAAAAAAATTGTTGTAGGTAGAGATACTATAGGTATTCGTCCTTTATTTTATCATCCAGTAAATGTAAATTCTTCTGATTTAATATTCAGTTCAGAAATTAAAGCTTTAACAAATTATAATAATACTATCGAAGAATTTCCACCGGGAAAAATTATGGATATAAATATTACAAACATGCAAATTACTGTTATATTAAATTATGATTATAATTTAATATATGATGTTGTAGAAAAATATGTTTATAAATCGAATTTACAAAAAGAATTATCAGAAAAAGATAGTTTTGATAATAGTTATTCTAATGAACTTGCTAATGTAAATTCATTACAAAAAGACTTAAAAAATAGTGTAGATTTGTTCCATGAATTTAGCTCTTATAAAAAACCTTCAGATTTTTCACAACAAGAATTAAATGAAATTCCATCATTACGGAAAATTAGTAAGACTTATGATATTGAATATTATTTAGAAAATATTCGAACAGCTGTTATTAATAGTATTAAAAGAAGATTATGTGCTGATCGACCAATAGCATTTTTGTTATCTGGTGGTGTTGATTCATCATTAGTTGCTGCTATAGCTAGTAAATTGTTAAATAAATCTATTAATACATATTGTTGTGGTTTTGAAGGAGGTATAGATTTAGAATACGCCAAAAAAGTAGCAGATCATATTAAATCAAATCATACCGAAGTTTATTTTACACCTGAAGAAGGATTGCAAAGTATTAATGATGTAATTTATACAACCGAAACATGGGATATTACAACAGTAAGAGCGTCTGTTGGACAATATTTGATTTCTAAATATATTGCAACACAGACAGAAGCTAAAGTTGTTATGGTAGGTGAAGGTCCAGATGAAGTTTGTTCATCTTATTTATTCAATTATTATGCACCCAATGGAAAAGAATTACATGAAGTCGCAAAAGAGTATGTTAAAAAAATTCATATATTTGACGGTAGACGAGCCGATAGATGTATCAGTCGATGGGGATTAGAAACAAGAATACCATTTTTAGATATTGAATTTATTAAAGCTTATTGGGAAATCCCGGCAGAATGGAGACATCCTAAATTTTTAGATATTGAAAAATGGTGGTTAAGAAAAGCTTTTGAAAATACTGGTATATTACCATCAGAAGTTTTATGGCGTAAAAAAGAAGCTTTTTCAGATGGTATCAGTAAAAAAACAAAATCTTGGTTTGAAATAATTAATGATTATATAATGAATGATCAAAATAATATAACTAATTATATTTATAATGAATTAAATCCTACGATTGAAGCATATTATTATAAAAATATATTTAAAAAATATTTTGGATCACATCGATATACTATTATTCCTCATTATTGGCAACCTAAATGGATTGATCAAACAAACAAATATATAGATCCTTCAGCTCGAACTTTATCTGTATATAATAATTAAACTATTGTATCAAGTGGAACATTTTTGAAGGTAACTTTTTGAATATTTGGCAAATCAAGGATAATAATGCCTGTTAAAATAAATGTAGAAATTGCGATTATCCTTGAATAAAAATAACAACTTCCGCGAATCATACATGTAAGCCTGATTGTTGCTAAAATATAACCACATAAAATTAATATATTATCAATTGTTATCCCATAATTTAATACTAAAACAATAAAAAGAATAATTCCTGATATTAAAAATAAAATAGCATCGTCCGTTAATTCCATTGAACCTAAATACATTTTATTATATTATAATAGAAAATAAATTATTTTTATATAATAAATTAATTTTATATATAAAAATAATTTTTACTAAGCTTTTTTAGATGATTTTTTGGTACCTTTTTTAGTACTTTTTTTAGTACTTTTTTTTGTTGCTTTTTTTGAAACTTTTTTAATATCAGCTTTTCCACCTGTTTTATTTTTTTCATTTTCTAAATAATTTTTTACAAATAATAAATCTTTATTATTTTTTATCATTTTTTTTAATTCAGTTAAATTTATTTCTTTAGATGTTTCTTTATTATCAACTTTCATTTTAAGAGAAAATTTATCTTTTGATATTTCTTTAACTTGAATTTTAGTAAATTTTTCTCCTTCTTTGATCAATAATATAAAAGATAAACCTTTAATTCCATCAATTATTTGCTCTTTTAAAATATTTTTAGTTCCTTTATCTTTTAATACTCTATTAAACTCATGTCTGAATGTTACACTACTCATTATATATAATAATATATATATTTTTTATAAATTTTATTTTTGAATTTAAATTTGAAATTAATATTATTATATTAATTTCAAATTAATTACCTATCAAGACTCGTTGACTAGATTTTTATTTAGCTTTTTATATTATAACAAATAGTACTTTTATAATCTATCTATTTTAATTATATTTTTTTTAGTATTATAATCATTATATTAATATGATTTAAAAAATACTTATATTTATTGATTATGATTTATATTTTAAATAATAATGAAAATAATTTAAAAGATAATATAGCAGATGATTTAGAAAATGAAAATAAATCAGATACATATTCTATAACTTCCCATGAATCAATTGATGAATCTATTTTAAAACTAATTTATGAAAAAAATTTACAAAAAATTAATAATGATTCTGATTCAAAATTATTGGAAGAATCAGTAGCCCTTGAAATTTTATATAAAAATACTTTAAATGTTTCACTACAAAATTCATTAACTTCTAATAAATCAAAAACTAATTTACAAAATAAAAAAAAAAAGTTTATACAAGTTAAAAATTTTTTAATTTCTAATCTGATTAATACTAAAACTGAAAATTGTATTAATGATAAAGTTTTTGTTATTAAAAAAGAAAAATTTAACCCAGAAGTTAATAATTTAAGAAAATTTAATCCAAGATTACCACCATTTAATAAAAAATAAAATTTAATTAATCATTTAAAGTATAAAATATAATATAAAAATATAATTTTATATAATTATATAAATGAATCCATTTAAAATAAATTGTGTTTCTGATATTTTACAAACTCATACTAATAATTTAAATTTAATCGATTATAAAATTCAAATTTGGCTCGAAAATATAGGTAGGAAAAAAAATACTTACATTTCTGGGTGGAATATATTAGAATCAGATGTAAAAAATCATCTAAAATATATCAAAAAAAAAATTGGGTGTAATGGTACAATTAAAAAAACTGATGGATTAGATAAAAATATAATATTATTACAAGGTGACCACATAAAATATATGTATGATTATATGCTAAATTTAGGAATTGAATCAGATCATATTCATATTAAAGGATAGTATAAAAATTGATATAATATTTTATTTATTAATATAATATTATAGCAATGGCTTTACGGAGATTACAAGCTGAATATAAACAATATATTAATGACTCTAACTGTTTTTATAGCATTGAACCTGATTCAACCAACTTTTTTCTCTGGAATATATTATTGTTAGGGTCGCCTAATACTATTTTTGAAGGAGGAGTTTTTAAATGTCAATTAATATTTCCACAACAATATCCTAATAAACCACCAATATTTAAATTTATTTCAAATTTACCTCATCCTAATATATACAATGATGGCAAAGTTTGTATAAGTATTTTACATGAAGGTCAAGATGAATTTGGATATGAAGATATATCAGAAAGATGGAACCCTTCGCATAGCGTTAATTCAATCTTAATGAGTATATTATCTATAATAATTGCACCAAATTTTGATTCTCCTGCTGATGTCGATATGTCTAAATTATGGCGCGAAGATTTTAATAAATATAAAAATATAATTTATAAAATTATTGCACATCAATAAATATACAAATATTAAAAATCTCTTCAGAAGTGATTAGTTATTCTGACTAATCACTAGTATTTTTAAAGAAGAAATGTTCATTAAACAAGTATTCAAAAATTAAATATTATATTTTATTTAAGAATATAATCTATTTCTTTTATAAGAAATATTATATTACAAATAATGATATTTAAGAATTTACTATTAGTTGATAATAAATTATTCTTGCACAAATTTACAATAACTCATAAAAATAATAAAATTAGTGTTAATACAACTACTAAATTTACGTCTTTAACAAAAATACCTATTTATAATAAATATACTGGTTTATATTATGATACTATATTATTTCCTTTAGAAATGATTATCTATGAATATAATATATTTCATCCTTATATTATTCATTCTACCTATAATATTAAAACGGAAAATGATTTTGATTTTTTTTATAATTTAGAAAATTTTATATTTACTAACTATAAATTAAAATTTTATAATTTTAATAATTTAATCTACGAAAAAAAAAAATTTACTATATTACTTAATCAAATTTACAGTAAAGATATTAATTATATTTTTACAAACCAAGTATCTATTCATAAATATAATCAATTTACACAAAATTTATGGATAAATATTAATATAATTAAAATATATATTCTATTCATATTAATAAATTTTCCTTATCTCGAAATTCGAAATATAAATGAATTACAAAAAAAATATGATATACCTCAATATATTTTAATATTAGCTTATCAAATAAAAAAATTAAAATATAATATAATTTTTAATATTACAGATATGCTTTTTTTATATAATAAAAAAATTAATTTAGTGAAACGATTAAATAATTATAATTACTTAAATTATAATAATATTTGTTATAATTATTCTTATTTAAATTTCGTATGTTCTATTATTAAACATAATTTAAAAACGAATAAATTAGTATCTAATAATTCGTCAAATATTTTATTCAAAATGAAATTAAATAAAGATATAATTATTAAAAATTATACTAAAAGTCAATCATTTAATAATTATGAAATATTATTAAATAAAAAATTATCTTTTTATGAATATTTTAATGTTATTCCATTAACTAAAAATATGATCTATAAAAAAAATTCATATTATATAATAAAAGATGATATTATTAGTAAAATACAAGTTATTGATATAATTAATGATTTTATTATAATTGATAATAACATTAAAATTTTATTTAAAGATTATATATGGTATAACATACCTACTAATACAATTGATAAAGCTTTTGTGATATTTAATACAAATATAAATTATGACTTTAATGATTTTATACTAAAATATATCATTTTAATAAATAATTTTAGTAACCATGATAATGATCTAAAATATACTTCAAAAAATTTTTTATATAGTATTGATTTTTTGAACATATTACAAAATAATTATTTCAATTTATTAATTTCAAAAAATATTAATTCTTATGAAGAATTAAATTTATTATATACTAAACTTAATATTTATAAATTTACAAAAAAATTATCAGAAACTTCAAAATTAAAATCATACATAAATATATTAACATATAATTTTGATTCATTTTCTCCTAAGAATACAATTTTTGAAGATTCTGATATATCTAATAATTCAAAAGGTTTAGAAAAATTTGAAGATTCGTTTACTAAAGACCTTTTATTAATATTAAATTTACAAACAATTAAAATTTTAGAATATTATTTAGATGACCATAAACTAAGCAATTTAATATTGATTTCAGATATAATAAATGTTAATAATAATTTATCTGATTTCAATATATTAAAAAATAATTCCTTTCAAGATGAATTTTTTTATTATATTACCAAAAAGTATTCTCATAATAAAAATAATATTTATAGTATTTTATTAATTTTATTTAAAATATATAGCTATCCTCTTAAACCAAATCGTCATGAAATAGATAATGTATTTGATTATATATTATTTTTTAGTTTATATAATTATAAATATATTTTTAATTCATCAAAATTAATAGAAACAACCAAAAAAAATCAATATTTAAATAATATTAGTATAGAAGATGATAATATTAATCCTACTGTTACTAAATTGGATAGTAGAGCTCACGACAAAGTCACGAGCTCTACTTTTGATAAAGTAGATATTCTCAAAAAGTATAATAAAAACAAAGTTTTTGTCATTAATAGTGCCAGAGAAAAAGACGAAGGTGTATCATATACAAGGGGAAATTATAATTTTGACCGACTAAAAAAATATTATTCTTTTGAATATTTAAACTTTAATATTAATTTAATTTTGCCCGATAAATTTAGAAATTTATATATTAATATAACAAAAACATTAAATCAAATATTAAATAATAAATATGATTTAATAACATATAATTATAAATTTTATAATGATTATTTACATAAAACAATTATTAAATTATTTTTTATTGATACAAATAAATTATCAGTTAATTATTTTAAAGCTATAACAAAATCAATAATATTTAATAATTTTCAAACAATTTTATCTACAAATTTAATATTAATTGATATAGGAAATAAAATAACATGGTTGAATTTACCTAAAAAATTAAATTATTTAAAATTTTATTATAATAATCCAACTATTATTTATTATAAAAATAATACAAAAAATGGTAATATAATTAATAAAAATCTAATTACAGATAAATTTGATGAAAAAATAAAAAAAATTATAGAAACTCCATTTATTATGTATAAATATTTAAAAAAAAAAAATAATTTTATAAAATGGACAAATTTAATATCATCATCAATTACAAATATATATTATATACCTATTAATTTATTTTTGGAGGATATTAAACATATTGGCATAATTTTTTATTTTTTATTTAATCTAACAGAACAAAATATTAATAATAAATCATATTATAATTTTATTAAATTTTGCAATAAATATATAAATTTAATATTAGATTCAAATAAAATAAATATTAAATTTAAAGAAGTTTTACCTTATTTAAGAATAACAATAAATATAAATAATTTAATCAAAGATATTCTATTATTTAAAAATTTAGAAAATAAAGGTATAGAAATAAGTCTTATCAAAGATAATTTAACATTAATAAAGAATACTTTTTTAAATGAAAAAAACTCAATTCAAAAAAATGATAAATTGATATTATATAATTCTCCTAAACTAACTACACAATTATTATACGAATTATTGAGATCTTTTGTCGATATCATTATACAATATCCAAATACTATTATATGCTGGCAAAAATATAGAGATAAAAATTCTTTTAAAATTATAAAGTTAAATAATAAAATATTTGTATTTATAAAGCAAACTAATAATTGTCATAATTACTTAACAAAAATCATATTTTATTTAATTAAATATGAAAAATGTAATAATTTTACAATTAAATTAATTGATTCATTCATATCATCTAATCGGTTAATAATAGAAAAATAAAAGTATTATTATTTCATATAATTGATAATATTCTAATTTTTGTTACATTATTTCCAACAGGATCTGTTGCTGAATATGTAATAGTATAAGTACCCAAAGGTAATACTTGTATATTTATTATAGTGGTAGTTGTAATTGGAATAGGTGTATCAATTATATTAGTAGTTGTAGCATTATCTATAGAAATAAGATAAGGTACAATATCATTGCTTTCATCTAAATACGCATTTTCTACTACATTTACTCCTTGTTCAATATAGTCAGATCCTAAGTTAATTGTAATTGTAGAAGGTCCTATTAATAATAAATGCGGAGGAGTTATTGACACTCTAATTTTTACAATACCCCCTGTTCTGTAAAATCCCCATAAAGGAACATCATTTGCTGCTGCTAATGAATTAGTTTTAAATTCGGATAAAGGACTAATTATATTACCTAATATATTAAATTTACTTTGAGTGGTTTGAGTAGTTGAATTATAAAATGTAATATTTTTTCCTAATGTAACATTGTTATTTAAAAGGGAATTTCCAGCAATATATAAATTGGACTGTATAGTTGTCGATCCATAAATATTTGCATTTCCAGAAACTAACAAATTAGCTTGTATATTTGAAGAACCATTAATAATTGAATTACCAAATATATTTAAATCTGAATTGATACTAACTGCACCATTTAAAATAGTATTACTAGATATTATTATATTAGAATTTATTGTATAATCTTTAACAAATTCAGAATCTCCAAATAAATTTAAAGAGGAATTTACCGTTGTTTTATTACAAAAAAATGTATCCCCTAGAATAATCAATTGTGAATTTATATTAGTTTCATTCAATATTGCATTTTTGGCCACCGTTAAAGATAATAATGATGTTGTATCTCCAACTAATAATGTTTTGTCATTAACATTAATATTACCAAGCATTGTTGAATTTCCTACGAATAAAGTTATATTGGAAACCGATAATCCCATATTAATTTGAGCATCTCCTTGCATTATAGCATTTCCCAGTACATATAAAGTTGAATTTACTGTTAGACTTTTTTGAAATAAACTAGCTCCTGAAACATTTAAATTATTATTATTATCAACAGTAGCTATATATTTAAAACTAGGATCTAGAGGAGCTTTAATTATATATCGTAAACCATCATTAGATGTTTGTAAATATCCATCGCCATTTGTTCCCAAGATTTTTATTCCACAATTTCCACCATTATCAAAATTATTTGACGTTAAGGCACTGTAATTTAAATTTATTAATTTATTTGTAATACCTAAATTTGTACTAGCTATAAAATTTGTGGTACCATTTAGAGTTACAATTGAATTACTACTACCTATGTTAATTATATCACTATCTATAGTTATTGTATCTGTTATAGGATATATATTGGTAGTCAACAAATTATTTTGAATAGTACTAATACTATTTACACATAAAGAAGAATTAAAAGTTGTATCTCCAATAAAATTAATATTATTGTTAACTATTAAATCGCCATTAATATTTAAATTTTTTGATACACATATATCTCCTGTTGTTATTATATCATTATTAAAATAACTTTTTCCGGAAATTGCCAAATTTGATAAACATGTTACATCATTAATTAAATATATATTAGCAGAATTATAAAAATTGGAATTTATACTTACTGATTGATAAAATGTAGAAATTGAAGATGTTGTTAAAGATGAAAGAAATGTAACATCTCCAATTAAAATTGTATTATTTGAATTATTTATAATATTATAAAATCCAACCATTTGTTGATATTCTTTACTTAAATATTGATCTACAACTGATAACATTATATATATAGTAGAATATATCAAATAAAAAATCATATTTATAATAAAAAATCTAAATAAATAATTTAAGCAAAGAATTTTACTAAATTTAGTATCTTTAAAATTTTTTATACTGATATATAAAATAAATAAAAATATTTATTTTATTTTTATTGATTATTAAGAATATGATTATCCTAGAGTTAGAATTATTTATATATTTTAAAAAAATACTTAAAGTATTTAAATATAATATATTTAAAGTAAATAACCTTTATAGGTTATGATTAGTTTTGATGTTTATGCCGGTTTAGGAAATCAATTATTTATGATATTTTGTACAATAGCATTGGCATTGCAAAATAATAGCACTTTTGGATTTAAAAATAAAAAAATACTTGCTCCCGCTGGAGAATATACAAGACATACATATTATGATACTTTGCTTTCATCACTTAAACCCTATTTATATGATATATTACCTCCTAGTATATTAATATTTGAATCATCTCAAGAATTTATGAATATAGTAATAAATCCATTATATAATTATCAATTATATGGTTATTTTCAATCATATAAATATTTTATAAATGAATATGATATTATTTATAAATTATTAAATATTACTTATTTAAAAAATAATGTTTTGATAAAAAATATTATTCCTTTTAATTATCAATATACAGTCAGTTTACATTTTAGAATAGGTGATTATATTCATTATTCGCATGTTTATCCAATATTACCAATCAATTATTATAAAAATGCTTTAACTTTTTTATCAAATAAGATTAAACATAAGTTATTTATACTATATTTTTGCGAAGATGCAGATTTAGATGTAGTATTAAAACATATAAATAAATTATCTTTAGATTTTCCTGAATTTCAATTTAAAAGATGTAATCATGAATTACATGATTGGGAACAATTATTGTTAATGAGTTGCTGTTATCATAATATAATAGCTAATAGCACATTCAGTTGGTGGGGTGGGATGTTCAATACTAATGAAAATAAAATGGTATTATATCCAAGCACTTGGTTTAGCCCTACAGCTACACACTGTTTTTCTCAAGAACCAATACATAATAAAACTTATGATATGTTTCCTTTAAATTGGATTAAAATAAATTATTAAGGTAATAATAATTTTAAAAAATTCAATATAATAATTAAATATATTTATATATATTTAACAAAAATGATTTAAAAATATTTAATATATAATATATTATATAATAATGCAAATCTTTGTAAAAACTTTAACAGGTAAAACTATTACCCTAGATGTTGAATCATCTGATACAATTGATAATATTAAGGTTAAAATTCAAGACAAGGAAGGTATTCAACCTGATCAACAACGTTTAATTTTTGCTGGAAAACAACTCGAAGATAATAGAACTCTATCAGATTATAATATTCAAAAAGAGTCAACAATTCACCTTGTTTTACGCCTACGGTAAATTATTATATAAATGATGATATATATCATAAAATGATATATATTTTTTAATATGATAATATTTATCATCATATTAAAAAATAAATATATGTTATTCTTTATTAAAATAAGACAAAATTTTAATATACAAATATTTATGTTAAAACACAAAAGCGAAGACTATAAAATATCAGCAGTTAAATATTATCTTAATAATGATGTTAGTTTAGATGATGTATGTAAAATTTTTGATTGTCCAAACAATCTTTATATAGAAGCGGTTAAAGATATAATGAATTAGAAAAAATAAAAAACCAATATCTTATAAAATAACAAAAGAATAAGTTAAATATGCTATACAAAAATTAAAAAAAATGAACAAATAATAAAAAAGAAATATAAAGATTTTGATATTACACCTCAACATTTAGGTCAAGTCATAAGAGACAATAATATAATTAGGAAGAGAATCAAACACGAACATCACACAAAAGAAAGATATGATAAATTTACAGATATTAAAAAAGAATTAAAAGCATTTTTATAAAAGAAGTATCAAAATATTCAAATATCTTAGATGAAACTTCAATAAAATCTGCAATGTATTTACCATATTCTAAATGTGATTTAGGTAAAAGATGTGTTATTAAAACTGATGATAATTATGTTTTTAGAAACAAATAAAAGCTATACTTTTATTTAATGGTGAAAAAAATATTTTGTCTTCATATTAGAGTTTACAAAACTTAAGTATTTTTATGATTTAAAATAATAACTATTATTTTATAATAGTTATTATAATATTAATAATATGCTTTTTTGTTCAACATGCAAAGATAATTATCTTGAAATTAATTTTATTAAAAATGAAAAAATGTGCCATGCATGTAATAAATGCAAAAATTGTCAAAAAACTAGTAATATTCAAAAAGAAAATAATAAAGGTTATATTAGTTTTATGAATAAATTATATAGTGATATTAAAGATATGATTAAAACTAAAGTCTATAATCAAGAGATTACTTTTATTATATATTCATTTAGTAGACAAACTGTTACATTGCCTTATTCTAGTACTATTATAGATTTAGTTGAAAGAATAGGTGAACTGCTAGGGATACATCATACTAATTTCCTAATACTACACGAGTTTACCCAAATTTTAAGATACACATATAGGAGGCCAACTCCTATTTGTTACTATTTTGAACGGGGTGAAACAAATATAGAGTTGAATATAGTCAGGTTACCCAAAAATGATGCTATGTTATTTAATATAATCTATGCTAATTATGATCCAGATGCCCTTTATCATGATATTGATATTGATGAAAATTTAATAATGAATTTGAAATCTATTGGTCTCATTCAAGAAATTTTAGAATTTCCATCCTGTAGTGTAGTAGATTTAAATTTAATTAGGTCTGAAAGACTTAGGCATTGTATTTTTGGTAATGAAGATTTTCTATTATTAGTTCTTAGAAATCATCCACAGATGCTTCTTTATGCATCTGAAGAATTAAAATGCAATAAAGAATTTTTATTACGGGCTATTGAACAGAACATCAATGCCCATATATTTGAATATATCCCAGAAAACTTAAAAAATGATTTTAATTTTGTACTCGATGCCGCTTATATTAATGGAAATATAATTCAATTTATACCAATTCAATTTAGAAATAACAGAGCGATTATATTAACTGGTGTTCATAATAAAGGTTTACTATGCCTCTGAGGATTTAAGAAATGATGATGAAATTGTATATACTGCAGTTACGCAAGCTTGTAATGCCTTACATTATGCATCAAATAGATTAAAAGCAAATAGAGAGCTAGTATTAATAGCTATTAAACAGGGAATAGACCAACGTATATGGAGAGATCTACCTCCAATAATACATCAAGATCTTGAGGTTGTAGAAGCTTAACATGACTCTATAACCCTGTACTATTATGTGAAAAAAATATAGTCTTCATATTGAATTTTATAATAATATTTTTGTCATTTCACAATGAAAACATTTAAATTGATATCTTTTAGAGGATAGTTTACTTAATTCTGTAGTTTTTTTTTTACAACTAGGACAAATTACATATAAATTAATATATTTTTTAATTAATTCTATAATAGTATTCACTTTTTGATATCTACCATGAATAATTATACCATCTTTTTTATTATCTGAATACCAATTAATTTTATTATTACATAATTCATTTTTAATGAATATAATAAAATGTTCATCTGGTCGATTTATAATAGTTAAATAAGCTTGAATATTTTTCCAATATAATTTTGTTATAGTTGTTTCTATATCCAATTTTGGTAATAGTAAATTAGTATCTAAGAATTCATGTTTATCTAAAGATTGTTCATTTGTAATTTTTGTTTTAGAATTTAATAATTCATAGGCCTCATCAACCATTGATATAAAATTATAATTGTTGTTCATTATATAAATTATATAAATATGATTTTAATTATATATCAAATAAAAATTTATTAGTTTTTATTTTTTATACTATATTTTGTATACATAAAATATAATTATTATAATTAATAATAATCCAATAATTATGTAAGGAAGATATTTTATTTTATCTATTATTAGAACATTACATATTTTTATATCAATGAATCTATTTGTATTTTTGATAGCTTTATTTATTGTAGCTGTACCTGTAGTATTATGTAAACCAACCGAATACAAATTATCTATATAACCTTGGAAATCTATTATACCAAATTCTGTGATGCTAAATGAACTATCTTTACTTATCCATTTTCCATCTTCTTTTGTAACTCCATCATAAATAGTTACATATTTAGGCTTAATATTTTGTGGTAAAAAATTAAGTATATCTTCTATTATTTCATTTTTTGATAATTCATTAATTGTTTTATTTCTTTTTTGAATAATATTTGTTGTATTAACTATGCAACAAGACCATACAGTTTTAATGGTACTATCTTTTGTATAATTTGTTGAAAAATTTGATATTGGTATAATTATAAAATTATAATCATTAAAACATGTACAACACCAATTAGTTTTACATTCATTTTTATTAAATATTAAATCGTTTAATTTTATTAATTGATCAAAATGTAATTGAAAACCAAAAGAATAATAACATCCAATATCAACAAGATTTTTCATATGTTTAATACAACCAAAATTATTTTTAATAACAATATTTTGTTTAATTAAAAAATTATATAATGCTTTGATTGGTATAGTTAGAATATATTCTTTAGCATAAATTAATTGATAATTATCTAATATTGCATATATAATTTTATTATTTTTATTATTCATATAAATCAATTTACTATTTGTTATTAGAGTAATATTATTGTTACTTTGAATTTTATTTTCTATAAATTGTAACCATTTTTCAGAATCTTTAAAAATTTTAATATTAGATAATAAACTGGAAGATGAATTAAAAATTTCAGATATAAGTACATTATTTGGATTACCTGCTGTTAATATTGTTAGAATATTTAATAATTCGCAAGCTTTAGATGATAAATTATTAAATTTACACCATTCAGATACAGTCATTTTTTGACGAATGAATAAATATCCTTTTAATAATTTAAATATATCAAATATATTTAAATGTTTAAAAAAAGTAGAAAATATTTTTTTTTTAGAACTAAAAAAATTACCATATAAATTAATTAATTCATTATTTACATCAAAATTATGTTTTTTTAAAAATGCATAAAAATTATTACTAATATTATCTACAATAACTACTTTAGGTGCATGTTCTGTATAAAGGTTATTATCCCATTCAACTCTCCAACATCCACCTATTATATTTTCTTTTTCTATGCAAATTATTTTTTTATTGGGAAATAATGTTGTTAATTCTAACGTCAAATTAATTCCACTTGGACCCATCCCAAAAATGGCATAATCATAAAGCATTTCTATATAATTTAGAAGATAAAAAGTAATTTTTTTAACTTAAACGTTGTTTTATATTTACTAAAAATAATTCTATTTCTTCAAATTTTAATGTTTTTGATAATTTAGAGATTATATAAACTAAATATAAGGTCATTAAAAATTTAATTAATACCAATAAAAATTTTCCTAATTGTATTTGGATATCAAAAATACAATATGTAATTTCATCAAATTTTTTATTAAACAAAATAATAAACCTATCTATTATAGGTTTAAAAATATAATCTAATACTGCAGACACGAATAAAGTAATTTGTGTTCCTAATACCATTCCAAATCCTATATTTAAAATATTACTATTTTTGAGATAAATAAAGAAATCCTTTAGATTATCTAATATAAAATTAATTATATAATTAAGTCCATTGATTATAATTAATTTTGATCTCATATAAATAAATTCTTTAAGGGTATTAAGCATATATATATATAATATCAGAAAAATTGATATAGGATTTATTTATATTTAAAATTATATTTTACATGAAAAAAATATCAGAACTATTTATTCTAGACAATAAAAATAAAATACAAAAACTTATAGAAACACTCGAATTAGAGTTAAAAAATATACAAACTAAAATAAATGAATTAGATAAAAATTATAATGAAATAAATTTATTTATAGAGATTTGTAAAGTATTTGAAATTTATAAATGGGAAAATATTAAAATAAATTATAAATGTATAAAAAGAAAAATTAATTTCTGTACTATATTATATAATAATATTACTAAATTATATAGCAATATTATTGTCTATTATTCTAATATTGAAAAAAATACAATTAATAAAATCATTAATGATTTACATATGAATTATGAAACATATTTATATAATTTTTCAAATATCAAAATAACACATAAATATATTTTAATAAAATGTAATGCCGCAAGAAAATCAAAATCTATTATCAAAATCTATTATCAAAATAAACAAATTGATGATATTATTAATAAATTAATAGGAATAATTAATAATTTAAAAAATTTAAATAATGATTTATATAATTTAAAAAAAAATAAAATTCAATTATTGTATGATATTAATATATTATCTAATAATAACAACTTTATAACCTCATAATAAACTATTAAATTTTTTTAATAGTTTATTAAATTTAGAGATATTTTATGTTCTTCATAATCGGCCATACTTGAATTTATGGGTGGAATTATACCAATAATAAGATTCAAATTTTTGGTTGTTTGTGTTATTTTTTCTTTATCAAGTTTTAAAGTTACTATATTTTCTAAATTTATATAAAGAATCTATTATACAGTCTGTTAAATCTAAAAGCATGTAATTTTTTTTCTAATATATAGAGGTTTATTATATTTTATATTTTTAACAGTATTTATTAATTTATTTGAATCAGGTGGACTACTTCCTAGTAATTTAAAAAAATAGATTTATTTTTGATATATTAATATATCTGTTTAAATATAATTAATAAAAATTGAATTAAATTTATAATTATTTAATATAATTATTTATACAATTATGTGGAATTTTATATTTGATAAAATTAAAGAATTTCAATTTAATCTAATTTATATGGCAGTTGGATGTTCTATGAAAGATTATAACATAATAACTCTAAAAAATAATCAACAATATCCTTCTTTTTTAAATAAATATAAAAAAAAAGTAATAATATTAATAGATCCTCTTTTAGAATATCCTTTAAAATTAGAAACTTTTTTTAGAAATAATAATAATTATTTAGTACAAATTAATACACAATTCAATGATTTAAGATATTATGAAAATTCTGATAATTTAATTTTTGCATTAAATAATTCTTTTGATTATAAAGATGATAAATATATTAATATATTACATGGTCTTATAGAAATAATATTATATAAGGCCATCAAATTTATTCTACAAGACTATACGGGAAAAGATTTAACTTCCATCTACCTTAATATATGTGAATCTTATTCTTACAACTTGTTATTATCAAATGTTATATTTGATATAACACAAGATATTGGAGGATGTTATGTAGATTTAGAAATTACATATCCTAAAATTGATGAATATAAAAATTTCTATCAAAGTAAATATAAAAGTCTTTGTGACATAAAATTGCATAATAAAGAAATGTTTTTGCAAATTTTGCAAAATAGAATTAATATCTTGATTAATCCTATCAGTTTGAAATATATTCATTTAATTAAAACTAATTATAATAATTTTAATGAATATGATACAACAAAATTATTAAGTATAATTTATAATATACATTATGATATTCTAAATAATGAATTAGATTATATTAAAAATATTTTATATTTAATTATCAATGCATTAATAACAGATATAGTTAATGCATTAAATTTAGATAATAATATAATTGAATATATTTTAAATAATTTAGAAGATAGATCAACTTTAATTAATATATTAAGTATTCTTAAAACATTGCCTATAGATTAAGCCATTTTTCTGCTATTAATAACCAATTAATAATAGTATCAGATTCTAGTAATTTATTTCTAAGCTTTTCAATAAGTTTATAATTGTTCATTAATTGTATAAGTTGCATTGTAATTTTATTACATAATTCATTATTAGAAGGATCCCAAGGAAATTTAAGACCATCTCGTTCTTGAAAAACTCCAAAAGTTGAAATAATAGGAATACATCCTGTTACTAAACTTTCTTTAATACTTATACAATCAATCTCTGCAATTGAAGTATTTAAATACAAATGAAAGGTGGATAAATATTTTTCTTTAATAATTACTTCCATAGGTTGTCTACCATGATCAGTTACTCCTTTTTGATTTAAAAGGGTATGCATTTTATTTTTAAAATTATCATCAAAAATGTAATCCATACCATAATAAACATGTAATTCAGCTAAAGGTTGTTCTTTATAGATACAAGGCCATACCTTTTCTAAAATAGTTTCTAATCCTCTATCATAACTACTACAATAACAAAAGCGATATGGTTCTCGATTAATTGTATTATTTAGTTTTGAATAATTTTTAAAATTTTCAATTCGTATACCATTTGGTATAACATTAATATTTACATTTTTTAAAATATTTTTATCTTCTAAAAATTTAATAAAACAATCTTTATGATAATTACTTTTAACATTAAAAACATTAACTTTGTTAAATAAAGAATTTAGTAATTTTGAATCTAAATCATTTATAGTAAAAAAATTATCATGAAAATCAATTATTAATTTATCACATTTAATAATATTATTTAATGCTAAAAGTATACCATATCTTCGCCATAAAATAACAGTTTTTAATTTTTTATGAAAAGGAAATTTAACCCATTGAATATAATGAACTCCATTTAGAATTTTATCTTCATTAAAATTTCCATATACGACAACTTTTTTATTTAATTTTATCCAATTTTCTGATAATTGAACAATAGCTTGTTCTGATCCTCCTAATTTGGTGTCTTCTGGATCCCAAACTATACAAAACCCCCCTGTTAAATATATTATATCATAGTCAATTGGATAAAATTCATATATTAAATGCTTATAATATAAATTAAATATATTCGTAGGTATTAAATAATCTAATACATTAGTTAATAAATTATTGATGTCAGAAATAGGTGTTATTGTACTGCCTAATAACATATGTTTTTTAAATAATTTATTTTGATTGTGACTAAATTTAATATATATTTGATCAGATAATAATTCTTCAATTTCAACTGAAAAATTATTTGTAAATGAATCATAAATATTTATATTATATTTATTTGGTAAAAATAAATTGTTATTTTCTGTTTCAGTTTTGTATAATGGTGTAAATTTATGAGTAATTAAATAATTTTTTTTATATCCAAATATATGTTTATAATTAGCCATTTTGAATAATTTGTTTAATATTACATCATATACATATATTGTATTACTACCTACTAATAATTTATGCGAATGCATTAATTTATCAATACATGAATTAATATAATTTGGAAAATAATAATCATCATCATCCATCCAAATTATTATATCACCTTGTGCATTTGCATTAGCTATATTTTTTAAGGATCCTAAATCGGTAAATTCTAAATTGTTTGTCTTACTTGGAATTTTAATTAATTTTATATTAAAATATAATTGTATAGTTTGAATTTTATCTAAAAGTTCTAGATAATTTTCTTCATCATATACAATAATCCATTCTAAAATATTTTTATATGTTTGATTTTGTATATTATTTAATAATAAATCAAATAGATTGATTCGTGATGCTTGTGTAATAGTTACTATAGTTACTAAAACTTGTTTTGATGCATCAGATAACTCACTAAGATGATTATCATTTTTTTCTAATGATAAATACTGTTTAGTCAGATCAATATCAATATGTAAGATTGAAAAGGTTGAATTCATTATAAGATATTATAATATAACTATTTATATTTATATAATTATAAATAGTTATAAAGAATATTATTTCTCATTGTATTATAAATTTTAAAATTGTGGTATTACAATTATTTTATCATTAATAGTATATTTGATATATAGTCTTGTATATATATTTAAAAATTTATCTATATTATTATGAGCTTCATATATAATTATATCTTTATGATTTCTAAAATTAAGCATAGTGAATAAATGATGAGCGGATATTTCATTAAAATCATTTTCATATATAAAAAAAAATCCGGAATCATTAAAGTTTTGAATAATATTATAATTATTATGATTAAAAATATAATTTTCAAAAAAATCTATATACGTTTTATTTATTTGTTTATTAATTAATGGAAATATAAAATGTAATTCTCTAAAATTTACTTTAAGTTTGTTTTTTTCAATCCAATCATAGTTTTCTTTTTTTTGAATTTCTAAAGATAAAATTTCTGTAAAATCACCAATAAATATGAATATATTAGGAATAGAATAGTTTAATAATCTTAATAATTGTATATACCATTCAGTTTCATTATATGATTTTTTTATATAGGAATTCAAAACTAAATCAAATGTTTTGTTTCTATGTAAAATTAACTTATATAATTCATCATAAATTAAATCCAAATTAATATTGTTTTGAAGAGTCAATCTACTTTGACCATTTTTTTGTAAAAAATTATCGTAATATAATATAGTCGATTTAAAATTATAACATTGTTGCCAGGTAAATGGTAAAATTAATTGACATCCATAACTGAAAGCTAACGGTATTGCACCCGATATACTATCAGCAATTGGAAATTGATTATTTGGATTTTCTAAACATAAAATATATAAACTATTTTTAGCTAATTCAAACATTGTAGCAGTGGGACAATTTTGATATACATATATATTTCTATGCTCTTCAAATTTATTATCAAAAAACCTAGCAATAATATGGAATTCTAAGTTATTAAAATTTTCAAATAAAGAGGTTAGAAATTCAATACACGGGGGTCTATTTTGAATACCTATACACAAGACTTTTATTTTTTTATCAGATATGTAATATTTATTGATTGAATTCATAAATTTTAATTCTTGATATTGGCAACTTATGTTACTAATATCAACTCCTTTAGAGTTGACATTTGATAATAATTCTAATTTTTTATTTTTGGTAATACCATAGTAACATGGTAAAGCCCAATAACAATTTGGTCTTCTTGGAAAAAATCGCGTCCCTATTCGTATTTTCATATTATTCCGTCTAATTAATCCACAATGATCAATACAGATAACTTTATTCAAACCATAGTTATCAAGCCATTCCTCTTTAAAACTTTTATCATCATCAGTTAATAATATAATCAAATCATATAATGTAGGATTAAAATCTTGGGGATCTTTCCAAACTGAAGTTACAGAAAATAAAGTTTCATAATATTTATACCATTGTGAACCCGTATTATTACTAGAGATAGCATATATATCAATATTTATATTATTTAATTTAATATATTCTATAAAATAGCCCAACATTTCAAAATGAATTTCGGTGAATCCATGATATAAAGCTATTGTCATTATTAAATTAATAACTTTTAACTTCTTAAATGGAAATTAAAAAAATTGAAAAAAAATATGTATGATAGGCTGTTTATAGTAGTTTAGTATTCATAACTTCTTGCCTTAGAGGAGTTATACAATGGCACCAGTCATTGTAAAAAGAATAAATGTTAATAAACATTTATTCACTAAGGCCCTGAATCCAGGATGGTTATAATCGTTCAACCCGTACTTTTCTGGGGCTACTACAGCTGTGGTTGGAGTAGCAAAAAAGAAAGCTGCCATTGCAGCAAGTTATATTAACTCTTATCAGGGTATTATAACTACTCTGGTTAGAGTACCATAAATAAACCCTGTGCTTGACAGGGTGTTATTCTGATTTCGATTGGAGTAACAAAAAAATCAAGCCTGCACTTGCAGTTTTAAATAACAAAACCTATACTTAACACGGTATTACTCCAATTTCGATCGGAGTAATAAAAAACATGTATTGACTATAACTAATCAACTCTGAAATTAACCAGAGTTACACTAGCTTTAATTTTTTCATCTAGTAAGTCGCAAATATTTGTGATTTAATCTATTAAGTCACAAATATTTTAATTATTTCTTTAATCAAATTCTTATTAAGTTATTTATTAATAATAAAAGTTTAATTACAAAATGATTAACATAATAATTAGTTGGATTTAATATAGCAGTTCATAATGGTATTATTTCATATTAGTAGTACTATAATGTGTAATAATTATAATTATACATTGTTTCAATAGATTTATATACAAGATTAAAATTTTTTAGTTATCAGAACCATATTCAGGATACTATGTCATCTCATCATAATCCCCGCTTTTGAAAACTTTAATAAAAGCACACTTTATTTAAGTTTTAATTTTTAGCTGTAGATAATCCCATCTATCTACTTCACATTTTCAACGTATCATACATATTATACAATTTTCATAAGCGATTGGTCTGATAAATATACTACTATAGTGTTGATATAAAAATTGGAGTATAATTCTTGTAATTTAACAGTAATTACTTTTCTAAATTAAATTTAGTAAATAATGATATAACATAATAAATATTTTAGCTTTCATATTATATTGATAATATAATATATTTAAACTAGATTGGCATTAAATTATTTGTTAAAGATAATGGATTATTATTATAACTAATATATATATTTCCATTGACTAGATCATTTCCTCTTGAACCTAGAAAAGTAATATAATTAGTAAATAAATCAGGTGTGAGGTCTGGTTCTGGTATAAATTCATTGATATACTTAGCATAAGTCATCAATGTAATCTGACCAAATCTACCATTGATACAATTTAATCCATTGTTGGGATTATTTGGTGATCCATTAATTTGAATTATAGATGTAGTCATTGTAGAAAATGATGTAGTTGATCCACATAAATTACCATTAATATAAAAATAAATGTTTGAATTATTACAAACAAAAGCAAAATGATTCCATTTTTTAATCTGTAAACCGCCCACACTATATAAACCAGTTGTACTATAAAGTAGACCAGAAGATGGATTTAAAATAGTTAATTGATTATTTTTATATCCAAATTCTATTTTTCCTGTAGTATTATAATTATTTAAATCAGTTGTTGATAATATATTAACTACATTGGAAGATAAACTATTTAAATATAACCATCCTTCACAAGTCCATGCAGTAGCTACATCAAAAGATGAAAAATTATCATATCGATAAAAAATATTTGATTGTCCTGCATAAGTATAAATCCATTTATTTAAAGTTGATCGAACTACATTAACTACATTACCATTAATATTTAAATTAGGGTTATTATTAGTATTAAATAAAAATATTAAATTAGTATTATTTATTAAACTTATATCTAAGGCAGGTATAAAATTTGTAGGATCATAAATTGGACCCAATGATATTTTAATTTGACTAATATAACCATTGAATTGGTAGTTCCTTGTATTGGGAACTATTTGATCTGCAGAACCTCCTAGCACAATAGAATTCATATTTGTTAAAGTATTAAAACCAACGGGGAGTGCAAGCATACCTGCAGATCTTCCATTAATAAAACAATATAAATTATTATTTAATCGTGACCATAGAACATGAATCCATTCATTTAAATTAATAGCTGATTGTGCTATTGTGATTAACCCTATGTTATATATATTTATACATAATAAACCTGTTGATGTAATACCTAAACACATAGTATTAGAAGTAGCTGGACTAGTTGAATTTCTGAAATCTATTATACAGCTATATGCAGATGATCCAAAATTTTGAGCATTAATCCAAGCTTCAATTGTCCAATTGATATTATTTAATGTATTAAAATTTTTGATATAAGGACCTAAGGTACCATTGGTAACATCATAAGCCTGTGTATATGATAAATACCTATTGGTATATGGAATATTAAATCGTTGTGGTAAAATAACATTATTACTAATATCTGTGTATTTATCATTTAAATAAAATACTGTATTTCCATTAGCAAGACTTGATAAATCTGTTTGTGATATGAATGTATTATTAGGATTATATTGTGCACTCGAACGAATCAATATCTGACTCATATATCCAGTAAATTGATATTCTGCATTAGCTGTAGTTAAATTAGCAGCTCGTCCTAATTCTATAGTATATAAATTAGTTAAATTAAAGCTTTGATTACTATTAGATGTTCCTGAAATAACAGTATCAGAATATCCATTAATAAATCCATAATAATTATTAGCTTTACGCATATAAACAATATGATTCCATGATTGTGTTTTTATAGTTTGTGTACTAAGTGCTAAATTTCCTGTATTTCCAAACCATAAATTTAAACGTCCATTAACAATACCAAAATTAAATTTATTTATATGTGCATCTGTTTGAGTTTCAGGTCCTAACCAACTATAAGTTCCTGAATTAGAACTCCATGTTGAAGGATCTCTAAAATCTATCAAAATCATTTCATTTTGTGGATTCATATAACTAATATAAATCCACAAGTCTACAGTAAAATCATTATTTCCATAAAATATTGATGTGAAATCTTTAATCATTTTACCCAACCAGCCATTATTAAAGTTATAAGCAGTTACATAATTATAATTTTTATATTGTGGTAATATTAAATTATAATTTAAATAATATTTTTGTAAGCTTATTACATTATTGATTAAAGGTAAAGTTTGTGATAAAATTATATCATAGTTATTATTTGTTATAAAAAAGATAACAGAAGAATCTGGTAATACCGGTGTTAAATCAAATTGCGGAATAAATGTAGTTGTAGCAGTATAACGATTAGTATTTGTAAATCGTGGGTGAAAAATTCTACCTTGTAATTTATAAGTACTAGTTGGATCACATGGTCCTAAGGTTAAATTATTAATATTGGTCAAAGAATTAAATAAACTATTTACAGCAATCCCTGTATATCCTACACCGTTAATATAATTATAAAAGTAATTATTAAAACGCATCCATACAATATGAGACCATCGATTTAATGGTATAGGTAGTGTTGTTTGTAATTGATATTGAATCCAGGTTTCATTGTAAATTTCTATTTGAGGATATCCGTTAGAATTTAATGTAAATAAACATTTATTGCTATTAATTAAATTCTGCGGATCTCGTGTATCCAATATTATACCATAAGTATAATTAGTTAAATAAATCCATAATTCAAACGTAAAATTGGAATTATTAAAAGATGATGTAAAATTACCTATTAATGGACCTAAACTACCAGAACTAATATCATAAGCATGAGCATAATTTAATTTATATTTAACACCTGAAGATATAGTATTATTAACAATAATATTAGACAATGAAATAATATCTTGATTATTATTATTAAGAGCAAATAATATATTAGTATTATTATTAGGAGTCAAATCTATTTGAGGAATAAAAGATGTTAAACTATATTTTGCAATAGAAGAAAAAACTGGTTGACTTAAACTACCATATAAAGCATTAGTTGTATTTGGTGATCCTACACATACATTTCCAAAATTTATTGTATTAATATTATTTAAATTAACAAATAACTGCGGATCGAGACTTATAGGTCCATTTAAAATACCATTTACAAATCCATATAAATTATTATTTGATTGCATCCAAACAATATGAGTCCAAATATTTACAGGAACAACTGCTGTAGATATCAAAATACGGGTAGTACTTGGACTAAAATATAAACCCATATGACCATTTTCATCTATTAAAAATACTAGACAATTTGTATCATTAAATAAATTAATTAAATGACATGAATTACTCGTATAAGTTGTTAAATATAACCAACATTCCATTGTAAAATTATTACTGACTAAATTATAATTAACATTTGTAATATTACCAAAAATAGAGGTACCATCATATAATGTAAAAGCATTTATAAAAGTATTAAAATTATCTATTATAATTATTCGCTGATTAGTATTACTATTACCAAAACTATCTGTAGCTGTATAAATAATTGTATAAATTGCTGGTTGGTTTATATTAATAATTGCTGACAAATCATTTATTTGATTAGCAAGAAGTGGAGATGACAATATTTGAGTATTATTATTAACAATAGAAGTTATATAAGGTAATATTGGCATACTAAAATTATCTGTGGCTATAGCACCAGAATCAATATAAGTTGTACCTATTTGTAAATAAATGGTAGATAAACCACTCAAAGTAATAGTAGGAGGGATATTTTCTAATCGAATTTTAACTATACCACCTGTTCTATAAAATCCCCATAAAGGTACACCATTGATTGTAGCCAATGTATTTGTTGCATATTGAGATAAAGGAGCTATAATAGTACCATAAATATTTAGTGTTGTTAAAGCGGATAAATTTAAATTAGATCCAAATGTTATATTACCTCTAATATTGGTATTATTAGATACAAATAAGTTGGATCTAATATATGAATTACCATTAATTGTATTAGATGCTAATGTAGTTAAATCAGATGAAAAAATTGCATTATTGATTATAGTAGTACCTGTATTAATTAACATAGAATTTAATGTTACATTAGAATTGAATAAACTGTTATTTGATATATATAAAGATGCTAAATTTGTTAAACAACCTATATAAGCATTATTTTTTACATCTAATGATGAATTAGTTGTAAAATTTTGTATTGTAGCTGTATTTGATACAAATAAATTTGCATAAATATTCAAATTATTTAAATTTATATTATTAGTAATAGCTATATTAGAACTACATGTAAGATTAGATTGTAGATTTAAATTATTACTTAAAAGTTGGCTTTGTATAGTAACATTATTAGTAATATTAGTTTTATTTGAAATAAATAAGGATGATAAAACAGTTGTCATATTAGAAAAAATAGTATTATTCGATACATTTAATGAAGATAATATTGATATATTATTTATCAGAATAGATGTTCCAGTTACAATTAAATTATAATTACTATCAATAGTATTAATATAATTTGTAGAAGTAGATGAAGGTACTTTTATAAAATATTTTTGAGCTGTAGCATCAGTTTTTATATATCCAATTCCACTTGATCCATAAAGTAAAATACCAACATCATTACCTATATCTTGACCTGAAAAATTTGTATAATTCAAATTTAAAGAAATTAATTTATCAATAACAACTAATTCTTGAGTAGCTTGATATAAAGTAGTACCAATTAAATTTACATTTGAGTTAATATCTCCGATATTAATCACAGAACCTCTAAGATGTATATTATTTTCTTTTGCTAATATATTATTTGGTTGTATATTAGTACTGGTCCAAGTATTATTAATATATAATGTATTTTGTATAGATATATTATTAACGTTTAAATTATCATTAATAATTAATGCATTACCTATAATGGTATTATTAGTTATATTCAAATTAGACCCAATAGTTAATGAATTTTTAATATTTGCATTATTTATAACAGTTAAATCAGATAAATAGGAAATATTATATTGATTTGTAACTGGACCTACAATAGTTAAATTTGATTGTAATGATGTTTCTCCACACAATATTGTATTCTCTCTTATTGTAATTGTTGATATATTTGATATATTACCTTTTAATATTGTATTATTAGATATATTGTTAATATTATCAAGATTTATCATATTTTTATAAATATTGATTAAACTTAATTCTTGACTCATTATAAAATATAAAGATTTTAAATATTAATTTTATATTTAAAGCATATATAAAATTAATATTTAGTTAATTGATTATTGATTACAGGCTAATTATTGCCAAAATTTGTAATTAATCTGTAATAGTAGCTCAAATTGATGCTGTATCTATTAATATACCATTATACCAATATTTACAAATCCTATAGTAAATAAATAATTAGAAGAAAAAATGTAGATAAATTATCAGCTGAATTAGATGTAAAAACAAATTACCATTTTATCATATATATCAATTCTTAAAGAATATTTACTTGCATACTCAATTTTAAATAAAATCTATTATTGCAATTTTAGCACAGATATAAAAGCATATTGTATGCCTATTAGAATCATGAATTATTGGATCATTTATTTTAAATATACCCAAAAATGTAGGATTACCTGGTCTATTAGATATTGTGGGTGCCGCATCTTAAGAAAAAAAGGTTATATCCCTGTTTGTAATCCTTGAGGATTATATATTGAATATTGCTAATATTTCCCATAAGGTTATCCTTTTAAAATTATAGATATTGATGAGGTATTAAATCTTTTATAATTAAAAATGTTGGATTTATCATAAAATCTGGACTATTTAGTATTATCATGTCTTCTGAAAATATAGCTGTAATATTAGGTAATAGAGGACTATGATCAGTTAAATTTTCTAATTTATAGGATGATATAATAGTAGTTAGATTAAAAAATGTTGTAAAATATACAAGAATTATATGGTATTACTATAAAATATTAATATATCTATTAATAGTAGTTATATTATCAAAAATGTCTTGTGTTTGATATAGAATAGTATTTAAACTAGATGGTAATAAACTAGTTGATGTTATTAAAGTAGATGATCCTGATATTAATATATTGTTATTTATATAATTGGTAGTTCCTGAACCTATAAAAGTTATATATACAGGTAAATTATTGTTTTCACTATCCATTGCATATACACCAGGGTCTATAAAAGTAGATCCTCGAATAATTGTTACAGATGTTGATCCTAGTAATGCTATAGTCGGTGGGATATCATTTAATCTTATTTTAATTATCCCACCTGTTCGATAAAATCCCCAAATAGGAATTATTTCGGCTTTAGCAGCAGAATTATCAGCGTATTCTGGTAATTTACTAATTATATTACTTAATATATATAAATTAGATATATTCGATCCCAAAGTTATATTTCCATTTAATTTAGCATTTCCTGTTATATTTATATTACTAATAAAAAATGTTTGATTAAATAATATAGCATTATTATTTATTATTAAATTAGATCTTATAGTTGTTGACCCATGTAACAATGAAGACTTATTAATGTTTAAATTGGATACAATTGTAGTTTTACCATTTATGGTTAAATTATTACCTATAACCAAAGATGAATTTGATGTTAAACTTCCTTCAATTAATAAATTTTTATTTATATTAAGCTTAGATTGAATTGTTGTATTACCTTGAATATTAGTTATTCCGCTGATAGTTAAATTGCCTAGCATAGTTATATTACCTTGAATTAAAGATGAATTTGATATACTTAAATTACCCATAATTGTTGTATTACCCATAATTATAGCATTGGATGAAATATATAAATTTCCACCTATAGTAGTATTATTATTTAATGTACTAAAATTTGTAACATATAAATTATTTTTTATATAAGTAGATCCGTCTATTGTTGATTGTCCAGATACATATAAATTATTGGTGGTTGATACAGAATTAATTAATAATGTTTTACCACTTATGTAAAAGTTATTATTCAAATCTTGAGTTGCTATATAATTAACTTTTTCATCTAAAGGAGTTGCTATTTGAAATTTTGTTGCATCTATATTAGTTTTTATGAAACCAGTACCACTTACACCTAATATTTCGATACCACTATAATTCCCAATATCATAAGCACTTATAGTATTAGCATCTAAATTTAAATATAATAATTTATCAACAATATTTAAATTACTAGTAGCTATAAAATTACTTGTACCTATTATATTTAAAATACTTCCTGAATCACCTATTGTAATTATATTTCCAGTAATATTTATGATTTGATTATTTGATGGATAAATATTCGTTGTTATTAGTCCATTATTAGGATATACAGGACCATTAATAGTCATATTCGTTCCAACTGTGGAAGCATTATAAATAAGACTTGTTCCACTAACATTTAACGGTCCCGTAATATAAGTTTTATTAGAAACATATAAATTTCCCAAAACTGTAATAGTATTTTGAATTTTTGTATTTCCACTAACTGTTAAATTAGAATTAATACTGACATTATTAAAATATAAAATATTATTATTAACATACAAAGATGAATTTAATGTAGTATTATGTAAAATTGTAGAACCAGATATATTTAAATTTGAATTAATTGATAAATCTCCTAATAATATAGTATTAGTTGAATTAGTTAGGATATATCCTAACCCTAACATTGTTTTATATTTTTGAATTAATATATTATCTAGAGTTGACATTATATTTATCTAGATATTTAATTTCCAAAATAATTTTGAAATTCTGTGACATTAGCATAAATATCTGTTTGATGAATAATAAAACCTTTTAACCAAATTAGATTAACGCGAGATGTGAAAGAAAAAAGAGAATTAAAATTAGTATAATAAATTGGTAGAAGAGAAGTTTTGCTATCAATTAACTGACCTAAATTATCATAAAATGCAATTGTTATTAAACCTGTAGTTCCATCTCGATAGATTTTAATAAATAATCCATCACTGTGATTAAAAGTAGAATAAAAATTTAATGGAGATAAATATGATTGCCAATATGTACTATCATTATCAAAATATAATCCACTATCTCTAAAATTTACATTAGAAACTCCACAATTTAATCCTATCGCTAAATTATTTTCAGTCGATCCATTTGACCAATTAATGAATGATGGATCAAAATTAATTTGTAATATATTACCCCAATTTACTGCTCTAACTTTAATAATAACTGACCACGAACTATTAAAAGATATTAAAGATAGTAATCCAGGACTGAATGCCCAAGCACCATCTTGACCCCCTGTTAATTGATCCCCTATAATAGTATAAGGAGAGCCTGAATTTATCCATGTTTGTATAATATTGGTATTATTAAAAGTAGAATAAATTATATTATCTACAATATTTAAAATCCTTGTGATAGTTCCAATATTTCCGGTTGTATCAGTTGCACTATATAATAATGTGTAAGTACCTATTAATAACCTACTAGTTTGAGTAATTATAATATTAGAATTATCAAGTAAAATCGGTGTGGATAAGATATTTGATACAGTTGTATTTGCAATTGAAGTTAAATAAGTTTGGAGTACATTATTTGAATTATCTATAGCAGCTACTCCAGGTTCAATATACAATGTGCTATAATTAATACTAATAGTTGATAATCCTGATAAAACTAAATCAGGTGGTATATTACTTAAACGAATTTTTAATATTCCACCAGTTCTATAAAACCCCCATAATGGTACACCACCAGCTATTGCTGTTGTATTATTTTCATATTCAGGTAATTGACTTATAATTTGACTATATATACATAAAGTAGAATATTGACTTTGATTATTAGCTGTAAATTTCAATAATGATCCAATAGTCATATTTCCATCTATTATAATATCACCATTAACATTAAAATTAGTATTTAAATTTGATGCACCCTGTAAAATTGTTTTTTGAGATACAGTTAAATCACTAATAATAGAAGTTGAACCTAATATATTAGCTTTACCATTAATATTTAATGAGGATAAGATACTAGTAGTCCCTTGAATTATAGATATGTTGGATATATATAGAGAAGAACTAAGAGATGTTCTTCCTTGTAATAAACTATCACCAAATATATTTAAATCAGATAAAAATGTAATTGACCCTAATATAGTTGTATCACCATTAATATCTAAATTGGAATTAATAGTTGTAGCGCCAAGAAAATTAGCTTTTCCGTTAACATAGAATGAGGAATTTAAACTTGTATCATTATTTAATATTGTATTGCCCGAAATAGTAACATTTGATAATGCTGTTACAGAATTAGCTAAAATTGTATTGCCGGATGTAATTAAAGAAGAATTAAAAATCGTATTTCCTTGAAATATTGTATTACCATTTACATTTAAACTGGCAAAAACACTTGTAGATCCATATAAAGTTGTTGTTCCTGAAATAATTAAATTATTATCATAATCTACTGTTGCAATATATCTTGTAATTTCATCTAAAGGAGCTTTGATTTCATATCGGGTTCCATCTTCATTAGCTCTTATGAATCCAACACCACTAGAACTATAAATTTGAATCCCAGAATATTCACCATTATTTGTACTAACTCCAGTAGAACCTAAATTTAAAGCAATAGTTTTATCTAAAACTCTAATTTCATTGATAGCCATATAAGTTGTAGTTCCTATAATATTGATATTAGAATTCATATTCCCCAAATAAATTTTATTTGCTGATATATTTAAATCGTTATTTAATGCAATAGCATTATTAATATTCAAGGTATTATTAAATTGCGACCATTGAGATACTTTTATATTGTTTAATGATACAACATTACCTAAAATTTTATTATTAACAATCAAACCTCCGTTGACATTCATATTATTAGCATTAACTTTCCCTACTACATATGCATTATCATTAAATAAACTTTTGTTATAGATATAAAGATTTGAATTTAGACTAACATTATTTTGAAAAATACTATTACCAGATACTGTTAAATTAGATCCAATAGTTATTTTATTTACCAAATTAGAATATCCTGATACATACAAATTACCTAATATGGAAACCTGAGCAACAAATGTACTTGTTCCAGTAGTTCCAGCCATATTTGTTAATCCCAACATTTCTTTATATTTTTCGGTTTGAACTATATCAACATTTGATATCATTTATATAATAATTGGTAAAAAAATATTATCCAATTTTAAATATTTAAATCTAAGTATAACATCAAATATAAAATTCAGTAAAAATATTTATTAAGATTTTTATTAAATATAGAACAGAAAATAAAATCAATATTTATTTTCTGTAGTATAACAATAATGAATCATAATAAATTTGATATTACTAAAGAATTCAAAAAATATATTGTTCAAAAATCTACAGAAACAATGGAAGATTTTTGTCTACCAAAAAAATTTAAATTTCAACCTCAACAAATATTTTTAAGAGATTTTTTATCTAGTAAGTTTAGTCCTTGGTTATTATATAATAATGACATTCGTGGAACATTATTATATCATCAAATTGGTGCAGGAAAAACTTGTACAGCTATATGTATAGCTGAACAATTTAAGAAAAAATTAAAAATTATTGTGGTCCTATCTGCGGCTTTAATTGGTAATTTTATGGATGAATTAAAATCTTCATGTACAAATAATGAATATGTTACAGATGAACAACATAAATTATTAACAAAACTATCTTTTAATGATCCAGAATATAAACAAATTATTAGTAAAATACATACAAAAATTAGCAAATATTATACTATTTATTCTTATCATAAATTTATAGCTTTAATTCAAAATAAAGATATCCAAAATTTAAATAATACTTTATTAATTGTTGATGAAATTCAAAATATGATTTCTTTAAATGGAACTTTTTATAAGCTTTTATCATATGTCATTAATAAATCAAACGATACTTTGAAAATTTTATTAATGAGTGCAACACCAATGTTTGATAAACCATTAGAAATAGCTTTAACCCTAAATTTATTAAAAAAAAATAACCCTTTACCTATTTTAAATTTTAATCAAACTTATATTAAAACACATCATAGGAATTATAATATTACAAATACTAATGATTTATTTGATAAAATAAAAAATTTAATTTCATATTATAGAGGTGCTCCACCACAAGCTTATCCAGATACTATATTTAAAATAATTAAATGTCAAATGAGTGATTTTCAATATAAAAGTTATTTAACTAGTTTAAGCAGTGAACAACATTTTATTCGTGGATCTTTTAAAGATGTTGATATATTAAATTTACCACAAAATTTTTTTTTAGGCCCACGAATGATTTCAAATATTGCATTTCCAAATAAATCTATTGGAGAAATAGGATATAATTCATTTAAGGAAGATAATTTAAAATTAAAAAATATTAAACGATATTCAATTAAATTTTATAAAATTATGAATAAAATATCTAAAGCAGATGGATTAATATTTGTATATTCAAATTTTAAAGATTTAGGAGGAATTAAATGTTTTATTAAATTTATTGAATATCATGGATGGAAAAATTATAAAACGAATAAAACGGGAAATAAAATTTTTGCTATTTGGTCAGGTAGTGAAAGTTTAGAATACAAAAATGAAATTAAATATGTTTTTAATCAAAAACATAATAGTAATGGATCTAAAATTAAATTGATGATCGGAAGCCCATCTATTAAAGAAGGTATTAGCTTATTAAGAATTCAACAAGTTCATATAATTGAACCATATTGGAATATGGCTAGAATTTTACAAATTATGGGTAGAGCTGTTAGATTTTGTTCACATAAAGATATGCCTAAAAATAAAAGATTTGTTGAAATATATTTATACCTAAGTACATATCCTAATGAAAAAACCATTGATGAATATATATGGTCTTTAGCTAAAAAAAAATATAAATTAATTAATCAATTTGAACTTATTTTAAAAGAAGCTGCTTTTGATTGCAATATATTTATTAATAGAAATTCTTATCCTAATGATCTAAAACAAATTGAATGTAAAAACTAATTGATTTTTGTTTATATCCTAATCTATCAAAGTTAGATTAGGATAAATTAAAAGCATTACTTTTTAATTTATCCTTGAATTATAATATATGTTTTATTATTTTCTGTTATATAAATTTGAATGAATTTTTTTAATTTATTTAAATTTAAAGTATCTATTAATTTTAATAATAATTCTTGTTTATTAAATAAAAAATGACGTGATGCTATTTCATCTAAGTATTTTAAATAATTTTCTGATAAATTATTTTCTGGTAATTTTATATCATATTTTAATGCTAATAGATTTTTTTCAAAATCTATACTATCTAAATAAGTAAATAAACTTTTATTAAATTCTTTCATTTTTTGTTGGATAAATTTAATATTATAGTTTGATTGTACTTTTTCAGAAATATAATAATCATTTCCAAAAACACTTATTTGTAATTTAACTAAATAACCTAATTGCTCTTTTGTTCTTAAATAATCAAAAAAATACTGATTATAAATTTGATTAAAAAGTAACATATAAATATATAAATTTAATTTAAATTTCCCAATGTAATAATAATATGCTATAAAATTATTTTTTTCTTGAAGAGAGGGATGTTTTATGATAATATTTTGTAATATTTTTGTTTTGGGGTAAGTTGGAAGTTTTAATTTAAAATTTTTACTAAAAAAATTTAATCCACTCAATTTAGAATTTAAATCAGATTTTGATATATGAATATTACCATAAATAAAACATACCATATTAGTATTTATTAATATTTTTTTTAAAAAACATTTTAGATGAATAAATTTAATATTTTTTACAGCATTTAATAATGACTTATTATCATAATGTGTGCTATAGACTAAATGTTTTATGATTACATTATTATAAATCCATGGTGTTAAATTATTTAAATTTTTTAAATTATTAATATAAGTTATTATTAAATTATTTACATAATTAAGTAAAGAATAGTCAAATATATATTCTATATTTAATATAAATCTATTCAATTCGATTAAAAGGTTATTAATTTTAGCGATATCATTTAAACCTGATAGATTGATTATAATAGATGATGTAGAAGCTATAAAATTAAATGATATATTATAACCAATATCAAAAGCTTTATATAAATGTATACCAATTAAAAAATTTAATATATCGCAAGATAATGCGCTTAAAACATAATTAAATGAATTATTAGAATAATTATGATTATTTAATTGTAACCATATATATGTAATGGGTTCTTGATATTTACTATATGTTCCTACCCAAATATTCTGCATGATTTCTTTAGGGTATGATTTTTCAGAATGTTTATAATTATTAATTATAATATCCAAATAATTATTATCTAAATCAAAACCTATTAAATTTAAATCATTCAATACACATAAACTTCTATTTAAGGATTGTTTAAATTTATCTATATTTTTGATTTCTGCATAAATACTATCGTATTCTCTTAAATCATAGTAATTTAAATCATTATAATCTAATTTATTACACGATATAATAACTATATAATTATTATTTATGTATTTTTTAAATAAATCTAGATATGTAGTTGTATTTTTAATATCAGTAATTAAAAACATATCACTAAAAATAGTTTTTGTATCATAAATAAAATGTGTACTTGATAATGCATTACATAAATTTTCGATATCTTGTTTATTATTATAATTAAAATTAAGTTTAGCTATTTTTTGATAATATTTTGCGTAATTTAAAATATCTAATTTATAAATTTGATTTAAATATAAAAATATATTATGATTAATATAATTAAATTCTTTAAAACCTTGCGGTGTTAAATTCAAATGTAATGCAAAAAATCCTTCATCTTCAATATTAATATTTAGAGATTGTAAATACCCATATTTTTTTAAATTATAATATAATGATGTATTCGATCTATTATTTAATAAATAAAATAATATTCTAAAATCAGTAAATCTATTAGTGTTATCTTTAAAAACTCTCATTAATCCATTAGGTGGTATTTCCCAAAGGTAAGTTACTGTATAAATTTCGTTTAAAGTTTTTAAATAAAAATATTTATTCATATTCTTTGTATATAATGGTTTATGTAATGTAACTTTTTTACTTATTTTTTTTTCAATTATTCCGAAAGTAGTTTCAATAAGCTTTAATATTTCATTAAAAGATTTTGAAGATGCTATACAAATAGAAATGTTATCAGAAGTATAATAATCATTATAAAATTGAATCATTTTTTGCCTTATATCCGATTTATTCAAAGTATTCACTGATCCTGTTAAAAATTTATTTATAGATAAATCTTTGGTATTATTATTGTCTGCTAAATAAAGAATAAATTGATATAATTTATATCTATCATTATTAATATTTTTCATATGTTCATTATTTATAGCTTTAATTTCACGAAAAATTGATTCTTTATTAAAAAGCGGATCAATAAAAAATCGACTAAATATATCTAGCATAACTATTAAACCATAATTATGAACATTAAAATAATATGTTGTGCCAAATGTGGATGTATAAGCATTCGTTTCTCCACCATATTCATTAAGTTTTTTCATAAAATAATTTTCTTGGGGATATTTTTTACTACCCATAAATAACATATGTTCTAAAAAATGTGCCAAACCATCATAATTCTCTGGATTGTAATAAGATCCAGCATTAATACTGACGGATACATATGATTTTGTTAAATATTTATCATTAATTAAAATAAATTTTATGTTATTTTTTAGTGTACCGCCCCTAAATTTTCTATTATCTACTTTTGGTTTAATAATTGATATCATATACAAATTTAGATTTTAAAATTTAAATTTGTATAGAAATATATAGTAGTCATTTTATTATTCGAGGCTTCTTACAACTAATAGTACAGGAAAAGATTTTATGGTCCACTGTATATATTATCTGGACTGTTAAAAATTACAGTGTCTATCCTACTTTTTAAATCATAAAAACTATAATATAATTTATATACATCTATCAGTTCCATACCATCACTCATTCTACCACTACTACTACAAATTAATGCTGTATCATAAGTCTTTTTAGGATCAGTATTTGTATTAATCTGAACAAATGATGCAATATTAATAGTACCTATGAGAGTTGTTTGATTCATCATATCAATTTCTTTAATTATATTATTTAATGTTACTGTACTATAAGCACCCTCATAATGAAAAGGATTACTAACAAATTCGTTAACTAAGTGCATAAAGTCAATTTTAGTTTGATAAAACTCAAACTGTTCAATTCGTTTTTTAAATGAATTTTTATATTTTTCTATATTAGTATTAATATAGTTAAACATCAGCCTAACTATTTCTTTATGGGTATAGTCAGACGTAGACCCATATATGTGTTTACTTATTAAGTCATAAAGATAATTCATTGTATTAGCAATAAGTTTTAATTTATTGGTATTGATAAATGGAGGATTTGGAGGATTATTAACACTTGTTGAAGTATTTACAACACAAAAAAGAATTAAATGAGTTTTAATTGCTTCTAATTTTAATACAGGTAGTATTGTAGTCACCTTATTAACATTATACTGGATATCTTGCCCAAAAATTAGTCGCAGTATTATTTCTGCCTCATGTTGCGAATTTACTGCATTTGAAGAATAATTTTCTATTATATTATTATTTATATGTATATCTGGATTTTTATTAGTGTAATCAGTAAAATAATATAAATTTTCCCAACATCTTACATTATATGGTGCAAAATAATTAAAACCGGATATATTATATATAAAATTATATGTAGTTGTTAAGTCAGTTATGTTTTTTTCAGGATAGTTTTTTTTGACATCACCATGTAATCGATTAATAATAAAATTTGGAAATGCTTTACGCATTTCAGTTAAAGATCTATTAATAATATATCCTTCCATTATTCGTAGTTGCATATTATATTCTAATATGTATGTAGTAATGATATCTCTAATTATGGAATCAATTCTTTTTTTTATAATTATTTGTAATTTCTTATATATATAATTGTAGGATTTATTATTAAGGTTCGATATTTCTTCAATAGTAAAAAAGTTTTTAATAAGGTTAGTTAATTGTTCAATATCATTTCGTTGATCATCATTCGAAATTATTGTTGCAATAGTTGAGTCCATCTCTATTCTATCTACCGATAAATTTGGTAGATTATTCACCGGTTGATTATTGTCGGTCATACGCCAGAAGTCAGATTTGTTATAATCTATTCGTTTATACGGTTTTCGTTTTGTAGTATTTGGTAGTTTGTTATATTCATCAGATGATAATAATTTGTCTATAGTAAAACTTTTGCAATCAGCAAGATTTATATAGGAATCGGGAGTTTTACGGGTAAGATCAAACCATTTTCTTTCTGTGAATAGTTCACTTATTATATTTTCCCATAATAACTCATTTATATTGGATGATCCATTTGAAGCAAAATAATATTTTAAACTTTCATAACTATTAGAATGAAAAAGGTGGATCCAATCCCTCTTATTTTGTAGTTCACTATGGATTTTCGATTCATATTTTGAAAAATCAGTTGCAATTTTCTCTATGCATAGAGAAAAAATAGGGGAATTAGCCATAAACAAATTAAATTTTATTTTTTTTTTGATATCTACGATTAATGGAGAATAAAGTCTTTCTATGCTATTTACTTTGTAAGGCAGGTCTTTATTACCGCTGTTGAATTTTCTCATATAGTATCCTGATCCTAAGTTAGTCTTAGCCTTATTCTTATTGGTTTGTAGAGCGTCTATAAAACCATGATTACCTAAAAGCAATAAAAATAAATTTGCATGTCGTAAATATGAATTAGTTTTAAAGTGGTCTAGCCTTGTAGTCTTCGAAACATCAAAGGTCGTGTAATCTCTAATATGTACATACAACAGTCTATATTGATTTAATACACATTCCATTCGATGTATTATCTTTTCATAATTATCTGATGATTTAATATTATAGAAGTTAAGATCATAATCATATATGAGCTCAGAATCCGCTAATACCGAATTTAATATAGCTAATATATTTGTATTTGTAGTATTTAAGGTATTATCAGCTTCTATTTCATCATTATTAATTCTATTAATAATGATATTTACCATATCTTCGGCTAATGGTGACTCCACAATTGGAGTCACATTATATATTTGGTCAGTGTTTAGAGTATTTATCTCACTTTTAATTTTTGTTGGATTTATTGTTTCAAGTCCATACATTTCGGAGTCACCTACATTTATTGTTTGATCATTGTTATTTAGGGTTATATAGTTTTTATTAATATATATAGTTTTATCGTGTTTCCAGTTGTCTGGGTTGTTAGTCATATATAATAAATTAATAACTTTCATAATATTATTAAATCTTTTTAAACAAAGGTGTTCATCTAGCTTAGGTTTTTTTATTTTAAATATTTCTTTTTGTAGCGGATTATTAATAGATTTTATAAAATGATTATTAAACCAAATTTTTGAGGGATTATTATATTGATCAAATAATTTTTTTAATTGACCATAACTAGTATCAAATTTATCTTCAACACCAGCTAAATCACAAATTATTAGATGAGATGTAATCTCATCATTTTTATATATAGAACATGATATTATAAGATGACTTCTAGAACTAACAGGGTTATTTTTTGTTGGTTCTACTTGACGTAGGCTTAAAAATCTGTTAATAATTTCGCTTAGACTACTACCTTCAGGAGATATCCAAATTAGATTTTTTGGTGTAAAATTAAATGTATCTTTACCATCTATAAATATTTTATCAACTTTATAAGCATAACGTACTAGGTTTTCATCATCAAAATTTTTTAGACCAGGAACCCAATTTGCATAAATATTAATAGCGCTAATTGATATTTTATTATAACCTGAATCAATTAAGTTATTTAAAGTAATTATTAAAACTCCATCGATGCCATTAAATCCAATTAGTGATGATGTTTTACCTGCTCCGGATTGTCCACTTGTGATAATAAGTACATTATTATTATTATTGATTAAAGTTATAATATTTTTTTGACCTTCTGGATCTTTATTAAAATTATGTTCGGAAAATGTATCTTTAGGATAAAATCCTTTTACATGTCCTAAATAATATGTTTCTATTTCATTATAATCAAAGTTTTTGATTCCACTAGTGAGTTTGTTGGTATCCAACGTAAAATTAGCGATAGTATTGTCTGTGGTAATGGGTAAGGGTTTGGGATAATTATTATATTTTATTTTTAGCATGTTAGTTTCGTGTTCCTGAGTTATCACATATCTTGGATTATTTATTGTAGAATCTTTACGTTCTGTTACATATACACTTATTGGTATATATTGTTTCATAACAGTTGTATAATTGCTATTAATTGTATTATTATTCTTATCTACAAAGTGTTTAGCATGTAATGTGATGATTATTCCCCTCTGATAATAAGTTTGATAAATTTCGTGCCAAATCGCAGTGTTTGACATTATAGTTTCAGAAGATGTATTAAGACAATATTTAGTACTAGTTAATAAAATTCTAAACCAAGCTACATATACACCCGGAACATCAAGGTTTTCATCCGGCTTTATTTTTTTATATAGTGTACGATACATTAAAGTATCATTTATAATTTTATTTTTAATATTTGAATCTTTTGTTGGTTTAGATTTAAATATATTAATTAAAATTTTAAATTTAGCATCAGTAAATGATGGATATTTATAAAATAGTAGGTTAAGTATTTCTATCATATAGTTAGGATCCTTTAATAACATATCATCCCCATCAAACATAGATACAAATTTATCCGGATCTAATAGAATATTACATAATTGTAAATAATGTGTACTATAATAAAGGTCTAAATATTTAATTATATATTCGGTATTATAATATATTTCATTAATTAAATCCATTGTAACACTTGTATTTCTTACGGTAGGAATTGCGAAAGGAGACCATTTATCTAAGGTAGATAAATTATCACTTAATTCCTGATTTTCATAAGGTACAGGTGGGAAGGGGTCTATATACATCGACTTTACGGAATTAAATTTCTGTGTGTATTCCTTAGCGAATTTAACTAGATCATATGGTTTGTCATAATCTAAATATGACTTTATAAACTTATCAATATTACTACTTATCGTTTCATATAAAGGTGAAGGTGGTCCTGTAGTTGAAGGTGTTCCTGTAGTTGGAGATGTTTCTGCAGTTGGAGGTGGAGGTGGAGGTGTTCCTGTAGTTGGAGATGTTTCTGCAGTTGGAGGTGGAGATGGAGGTGTTCCTGTAGTTGGAGATGTTTCTGCAGTTGGAGGTGGAGGTGGAGGTGGAGGTGTTCCTGTAGTTGGAGATGTTTTTGCAGTTGGAGGTGGAGGTGGAGGTGTTCCTGTAGTTGGAGATGTTTTTGCAGTTGGAGGTGGAGGTGGAGGTGTTCCTGTAGTT